GGAAGAGCGAGAGAAATCTTATAACAAGGTGGTCAATAAGATAAACTCTTTTGTCTCCTCTGATGCGATAAAAGAAGAGTCTGGAGCTTTACAACTTGACATTAAGTTTTTAGAATTAGGAGAAGAAACTGAAGTTGAATTAAAACAAATGGTTAACAGCAGGTATTCTGCACTTAAAAAGCAAGGATTATGAGTAAAGATGACGTGATATTTGATGACGTACCAAACGAGAAAGAGCAAGTTAGAAACGAAATACTGCCGCCAAAGCTGAATTTTACAAAGGAAGGTCTTAAGGTACAAGCCCAGACATATATTGAATCAATACTAAACAGTGGTGAGGATGATGTGCTGGATACTTATACTAGGGTTTGTGCTATACTTGAGTACGCTACCGTGGCGAAAAAGGAATTGACACCCCATGTAAAAGATGAAATAGAAAAACATGGCAAAGGAGGTACCGAGTACAACGGTATTAAGCTTGCTGTGTCAAATTCAGCTGACACACATAGTTTCGATCATTACGATGGATGGGTTTCTCAAAAGAAAATTGTTGATGAAGAGACTCTTAAATTGAAAGAAATTGAATCAATAATGAAAAAAGCCCATGGTACAGGTGGTGTTCTAGACGATGACACAGGAGAAATAATTCCAGGAAGTGTTATCAAGAAACACGGTGCAAGTTCGCCTCGTGCAACAATACCTAAATCATAACAATAATCACAACTACCAATAATGAACAAGAGCAAAACGTACTGGTTTAGCCACGATATGAATGCTCACGAAGACTCAAAAATAAAAGCATTAATGAGCATTTGGGGAGCAGAAGGTTACGGTTGGTACTGGATTATTGTTGAGGTTATGGCTCAACAGAAGGGATATAAGATTTCCACACAAAAGAAATATGACTTCCCTTCTTTGGCCCTATCCCTACCAAACTGCAGTACTGAAAAATGCAAAGAATTTGTAGATGACTGTATAAATGAATTTGAACTTTTTAAATCTGACGGGAAAAATTTCTGGTCAACATCACTAATCGAAAGAATGACAAAACACGACATGGCAAGAGAAAGAGGTAAGAACGCAGCTGCCGCTAGATGGCAGAAGAGTAAAGACAAAAAAGAATCACAGGAGGATACAATCTTTCCAGAAATACAAAAAGAAATTGATCCTGCAAAAGTTAAATCAATACAAGTTTTACATAATCCTGACTACTTTAATCTGTTTTGCAATCAACTTCTGGAATCTGAAAACTTTAAACATATAACACGAACACAACTAAAAAACAAAAGAGACGAATTAATTGACTACTTAAACTCTAAAGGAAAAAAGTACAAAGATTATAGGTCGTTTTTCAGAGGATGTTTAAGACGAGACTTCCCAAACCCAGGGGAAATAGATTTAAAAACAGATAGAAAAATGGTAATGTAACATGATACAAGACTTATATCAACTAGGAATCAATTTAAAAAGAACTTCAGGGCAAGAAAAAACAATATGTCCTAAATGTTCTCATACTAGAAAGCCTAAGAATCAAAAAGAGCCATGCTTGTCTGTAAATATAGATGAAGGTATATACAATTGCCATCATTGCGGATGGAATGGATCTGTACAACAAAAAAATAAATACAAGAAGCCTTATAAAGAGTACATATTACCCAAGTACAACCCTACAGACTTGCCTGATAATGTTGTAATGGAGTTTCAGAAAAGAGGGATATCACCTTCAACACTTATGGCTAACAAAGTTACTTGTGAAAAGGTTTATATGCCTCAGAAACAAAAGGAAGTAACGTGTATAATATTTAACTATTTCAGGAACGGGCAAATAGTAAACAAAAAATACAGGACAGCGGACAAGATGTTTAAGATGGAGTCTGGTGCTGAATTGATATTCTACAATATAGATAACATCCAGGACAATCAGGTTGTAATATGTGAAGGTGAAATGGATGTGTTGGCTTTTTTTGAAGCAGGAATTCGATACGCTATCTCTGTTCCTAACGGTGCCAGTAAAGGCAACAACAATCTTCAATACCTAGATAACTGTGCATCATTTTTCGAAAACGGCATACCTAAAGAAATATATATAGCCACTGACGGTGATGAGCCAGGGACTAGATTAGGAAAAGAATTATCAAGAAGATTAGGCAGAGAGAGATGTAAGATTGTTAAATACCCTGATGGATGTAAGGATGCTAATGAGGTTCTTTTAAAACACGGAGAAGAAGGGGTGCTTAAGCTTATAACAGACGCTGAATTTTACCCTATAAAAGGTATTGTTCCTATGACTGAAATTAGAAAAGGAACTTTAGACTTGTTTAGAAATGGTGTAGCGAAGGGAGATGTTATTGGCTTGGAGTCAACATACGATGATGAACTAGGTCTTGATGATTTAGTTTCCTGGAAAACAGGCTTAGTTTACACCTGGACAGGTATACCTACTCATGGTAAGTCATCCATGGTTAACCAGGTAGAGACTTTACTTGCTGTAAATTGTGGTTGGAAGTTTGGAATATACTCTCCAGAGCATTTACCAATACAGTTTTTAGCCTATAGGTATGCGGAAATAATTGTAGGCAAAGCCTTCTTTCACGGGAAAGGATTAAGAATGAACGAAATGGAACTTGAGTCAGCATTAGATTTTATTGAGAAACATTTCTTTTTTATCAAACCAAAATCCGGGTCAATAATGCTTGATGAGTTAATCGATCTTGGCAAACAGCTGGTTTTAAGACACGGAATAAAGGGCTTTACAATTGATCCATGGAATAAGATTAACCATCAATATGGAAAGTATGGTTCCGAAACACAGTACATCGAAAAGGCACTTAACAAGATTACAATGTTCAAACAAAACTTTGATGTTGCAGTTTTCTTAGTAGCACACCCAAGAAAAATGGACAAAGTAAAAGACAAAAACAGCCTGGACAATGGACAGTACGAGGTGCCGACTTTATACGATATCTCTGGGTCAAAATCTTGGTACGACATGACAGACGTAGGTATTGCTATATATCGGAATAGGGTGTTAAATATCACTACAGTATATATACAAAAAATAAAATGGAAACACTTAGGTGAAGAAGGTATGACAGATTTTAAATACATCTCAAATTGTAGTAGATTTTATCCATGCAGTAAAGATGGGCAGAAAACACTGCAATTAAATGGGTCTTGGATTGACAAGGAACCTGAACAAACATCTTTTGAGGATGATTGGCTCAATGATGATGTTTTTAGAAAAAGCAGACCAGAAGTGCCTTTTTAACAAAGATCGTTCTTTGATAGAACAGGGGCAGAACTTTACAAGCTATTTTACTTTCAATGCTTTTAGCGTAGGAACTATTGCATATTCACTCCCAATAAGTCGAATAAGGAAATAGCTAGCCCCTGTTCATTTTTAAACATTAAAAGTATAACCTTAAAAACTAAATATTTATGGAAGAATTATTAGAAGAATATCTGGAAGAGCATGGACATTCAAAAGAAACATTTCAAGCTTTTATTGGAGAAGTTCAAGAAGCACTATTGTATCATGCTATCAAAATTGATGGAAGAATAATTTATGACGATAACAATTACGAGTAAAAGAAGGAGAAAATTTATTAACGACAAAATAAAATGAAAGACAGATCAATAAATTGGCTTAAAAAAAACAAGCCCTTTCTTAATGTGAATATGATTGAGAAGGAATTACACATGCCTAAAAGTACTTTGCAAAAAGCACTGAGTGGTGTTAGAGAACTACCTGAAAACTGGCTAGCTTCCGTGAATAAATTCGTTCAAGAATTAAAAACATTTTAGTAATGGACAGAGAAGTAAAAAAAAGAAAATCAGTTCATACATTTAGGTGGACAGATGAAACAGTTATAGATTTTGTGAAAGAAAACATTTCAATTGGAAGTATTAGCCATTTGTATTTAGTTAAAGCTATCGAAAACTTTAAAAACTCTGAACGCAACAAAGACATTGTTTGGATTAAAGAAAACAAAGAACTACTAAGCATTGCTGGTATTGAAAAGGCTGCTGGGCTACCTGAAACATCGTTACTAAAAGCCGTTAATGGAGGACAAAAATTTCCTAAGAAATGGGAGGCTAAATTAAATCAATTTGTTAAGAAAATAAAATCAAAATAACTTAATTAAAATATAACTCTCCAGGCTAATGGATAAGCAAGTGAGTATTGGTAATCACTCCAGTTGAAAAAGAATAACAATCAGATTGTTATATCACAACACTTCCAAGAGTGTTAGTTTTGAAGTTAGATGGTACTGTGTCGTAGGATTACACTACTATCATTCCACTTGGAGGACTTGGAGAGTTTTTAAAACTGTAAATAAATGGCAAAAACATACGTAACATTTGGAGGAGATCACGCTCACTCCGTAAACGGAAAAACATTAGACAAAGATACTGTGGCAGTATTTGAAGCAAAAGACAGTACCGAGGGCAGAGAAAAGGCTTTTAAATGTTTTGGGCCAAAATTTTGTTTTGAATACCATGACACCGAATGGGATGAAGATAAGATGAAATTCTTTCCAAAAGGGTATGTCAAACTAGACGTAAACCTATAATATAGTTTAACTTTGCATTTTTAATTTTTAACCAATAAATAGATCGCTTATGAAAAAGGTGGATTGTATCATCAGAAAAGCTCAATTTGATGAGGTGAAATCAGCTCTATTGGCAGTTAAGGTAACTTTTTTTAGTTACTGGGATTGTACAGGAGTTGGTAACGAGCAGCTCGATAGGAAGTATCGAGGTATTCCATATTCTACTTCTGAAATTCAGAGGAGGTATCTTTCAATCGTCGTTAGTGACGAGTTTTTAGAAAGGACAATTAACGCTATTCTTGATTCTGCCTACACAGGCGAAGTCGGAGACGGCAAAATCTTTGTCAGCGATGTGCAAGAAGCATATCGAATCCGAACAAAAGAAAGAGGAAATCAAACACTTAATTGAAAGAAGAAATGGAAATGTTAACAGTAAATAACCTGTGGATGATGGTCTGTACAGGTTTGGTGTTCTTTATGCACTTAGGATTTAGCTTGTTGGAGATAGGACTGACAAGACAAAAAAATACCATCAACATCCTATTCAAAAATATCTTCATTATTTGTATGGGACTTTTAGTCTACTACATAGGAGGATTTAATCTCATGTACCCTGGGTTTGAAGAGGGTAGCATGGGGATTATTAAATTCGCTGGTTTTGGGATAGCTTCACCAGAAAATGGTATGACTGCCGAGTACGCTTCAGGAGGTTATACTTGGTGGACAGATTTCTTGTTCCAGGGTATGTTTGCCGCAACAGCAGCAACTATTGTAAGTGGGGCTGTGGCAGAGCGTATCAAGCTAACAAGCTTCATGCTATTCAGTCTAATCTATGTAGGGCTTGTATACCCTATAGTAGGTAGCTGGAAGTGGGGAGGAGGATGGCTAGATGGCCTAGGATTCTACGACTTTGCAGGAAGTACATTAGTTCACTCTGTTGGCGGATGGGCAGCATTAGTGGCTGTATGGCTGTTAGGCCCAAGGATTGGAAAGTATCTTAAAATAAACGGAAAGTCTTTCCCTATTTTAGGTCATAATATTCCTTTTGCTACGGCAGGAGTATTAATATTATGGCTTGGTTGGTTTGGATTTAACGGTGGTAGCGTATTAAGTGCTGACCCAGCGTTAACATCACTAACCTTAGTTACTACTTGTCTTGCAGCAGCTGCAGGTGGTTTTGGTGCCGCTATTACATCTTTAATTAAGGATAAAGCATTTGATTTAACAATGTTCCTTAATGGAATCTTGGGAGGATTAGTCGCTATCACTGCAGGTGCCGATCAGATGAGTCCAAACGAATCTGTTGTAGTTGGGCTTATTGGAGGTATCATAGTAGTCCTTGCGGTTGCCTTGTTAGACAAGCTTAAATTAGATGATCCAGTAGGAGCCATCGCAGTACACCTTGGATGCGGAATCTGGGGTACTCTTGCAGTGGGTATCTTTGGAGAATTAGCTAGTGGTAGTCAATTCCTTACACAACTTATAGGGGTTTCTGTAATTGGAGCTTTCTGTCTGATTACTTCTTTTATAATACTATTCACCATTAAGAAAACTATGGGGTTAAGAGTTAGTAAAAAAGAAGAGCTTGAAGGATTGGACAGCTCTGAGCATGGCATGCCTGCTTACTCTGACTTTCGTCTTAATGAACATTAATAACCAGGGGGTGTTATGCCCCCTTTAATTTTACACAAAATGAAAAAACTATTTACATTAATATTATTAGCTACTACAATACTATCTTACGGTCAGGATAGTTTAAAGTCAAACCTTTCTTTAGAAGGAAGTGTAGACGTTTACTACAGAAGAAACCTTAGTACAGCCAAAACAGATTTAGCACCAGCTACATCGTTTGCTAACTTAAATGGTTTCAGTTTGGGTATGTTCAACCTTATTAGTTCTTACGATACAAAGAACACAGGTGTTGTGGCAGACCTAGTTTTTGGGCCTAGAGGAGAAGATGCTGTTTTCTTATCTACCGGGAGTTCTAACATCATTAATCAGCTTTATGTTTATTGGGATGTTAGTAATAGGATGACCTTAACAATGGGTAACTTTAACACCTTTCTTGGGTATGAAGTGATTAGCCCTTCGGGAAACTTTAATTACTCAACTTCTTACATGTTTTCTTATGGCCCTTTTTCTCATAGTGGTTTAAAAGCAGACATCGCTTTGTCTGATGACTTTACTGCCATGTTAGCTGTTTTAAACGCAACTGATGCAACGGATTTCAACCCGTCTAATTTCAGTACGCTAGGTGCTGTACTAGCATATAAGAGTACGTATTTAAACTTCTTGTTTGGAAAGCAAGATCCCGCATCTGAAGCTACATTTCAAATTGATTTGACAGGTGGTTATAATTTGTCGAAAAAGTTTTACCTAGGGGTTAATTCAACGTACAATGATACTGATGGAAACGGCTTCTACGGAGCAGCTTTATACCCTCAATATTCTTTTGGTAAATTAACCGCAGGTTTGAGAGGTGAATACTTTGCTGAAACTGGAGACGGAGTTGGAGCAATTGGCCCAGATGCAAATGTTATAAACTTTACTACTACTTTAGATTACGCTAAAGAGAATCTAAATCTAAAGTTAGAGTATAGATTAGACAAAGCCAGTGAGCAAGTATTTGAACAAAAGGATAACCTATCTAGTATTGTACTAGCAGCGGTTTATTCTTTTAATTAAAAATGTGCTTTATAGAAGATTACATTGATGATTTAGCCATAGATTCAATCATTGATAGCAATTTAGATTAATTAAGACTCCCTCATTAATTGAGGGGGTTTTTTAAACAACATAAAAATGAGTGACGTAATAACTTCTGAAGAACTATCTGCTGTAAGACAATTAGGGTATTATGACAATGTAACTTACTGTGAAGTATTTAATTGGTTTAGAGAAAAATGGGGATATGTTGCATGGATTGAACAGTCCGGGAAAGAGTATGGTTATAAGATTTACGCTAATGGAGTTTACCATAGACCAAAGGATACAACTAGATACCCATATTGCAAAAGCCATGAAGAGGCACAGGTTAAACTTTTAGAGGAATTGGTTGCAGTCATAAAAGAAAAAGAGAAATGTTAGAGCAAATTATAGAGCAATATTATGAGGATGAATTCTTAAAAGCGGATGGGTTTGATGACGCTGTAATTGGTGTCGAAGAAAACGAAATGAGGTTAATATACTCTGTAGCAAAATGTATTGAAATACTAAAGATAGAGATGACAGAAGAGGATGCTTTAGAGCATTTTACTTACAATGTGAGCGGCTCTTATGTTGGTGAAAAAACTCCTATCTGGTGTTGGGACACTTTTGTATAACAAAGTTAAACTTATAAAAATGACACAAGAAAAAGCTAATGAGGTTTTCGAAACAGGACTTGGACAACAATTTTCGAGTTTTTACGCAACCTCTGATGACCAAGTGTTTATTAGATACAATGAAGCAGTAGCTCACACTAATGACATGATAAATGCAGTTGGTGGACAAGAATATGTTGATACAGAAATAACTGAATGGTTTCCTAAATAATTGCGTACAATATTAAAAATAAATACTGTAACGATGGAAGAAAAAATAGTTGAAATATTATTTAAGACAATTTTAACTAATACCGAAGTAAACCAATGCACCAAAGAGTTATTGGATTTATTTAGTGTTAGGATTTCGTTTGTTTTAAAAAAATTTGAAGAAGAAATTGAAGGTGCTGAAATAGATGAGATTAAATCAAGATTAAAAGATTTAATAAATGAATACTAACGCCCTTGTAAACGAGCTTGAGCGACTACCGAAGGTTGCTTTTACAATAATGTTAAAATTTATAGAAATGGGAAAAGAGAAAGACGAATTATTCAAACACTTACGTGACAAGACAGATGAAGCGTATCTGCTAAATCAAATACTAAACAACTATAAAAATCTTGTTTCAGAAATAGAGTTGGCAACAGAGCAAAACAATTTTGTTCAAGTCAGGAACCTTCTAGCAAAGCGTAAAATAGAGAAACACAAGTACGAATTATAAACAACCTGAAAGATATGAATATCGTAAAAGATGGAATCGTAGACTCTTTCAGGACGTTAAAAGACAATACCTGTAAGATCGTAATACAAACTGGAGAAATGTCTGCTGAAGACGCTGCCACACTATATAAGATGGCTAACAATTATATTAAGTTTCACTTGTCTGACAACGAAATAAACTCGGAACAGATAAAGGCATTACAAGAAACTAAGATAGATGCGGAAGAGTTAGTTAATGGTAAAACAAAAAGGCAAAGGATGCGTAATATTCTTTATATTGCTTGGGAAAGTAAAGGGAAGCCAATGGAGAGTTTTGATGATTTTTATAACATCGAAATGGAAAGAATGATATCTAGAATGAAGATGCTATATCTTTAATTTCTGTATATTTATTACACACTAACAAAAAGAACATTATGTCTGAAAGAGGGAAAGCCGCTTTAAGAAAACTAAACTTAAGTGGATATAATAAGCCAAAAAGAACACCTAGTCATCCCAAAAAATCTCACGTCGTAGTTGCAAAAGAAGGAGATAAAACTAAAGTTATAAGGTTTGGACAGCAAGGTGTAAGCGGTGCGGGGAAAAACCCTAAGAGCGAAAAAGAAAAAGCTAGAAAAAAATCATTTAAGGCAAGACACGCAAAGAACATACGAAAAGGTAAGATGTCTGCTGCATATTGGGCTGACAAAGTAAAGTGGTAATGCAAGATTCAGTATTTAGTCAACAAGATTACATAAACGATTTAGAGAAAAAATACCCTCATAGAATGATTCGTCTAAGCAAGTGGACTGTCCATGAGCAACACGTTGGGCGTGGGAGACCAAAGTCAAAAGAAAACCTTAAACCTACTGTTGCTGTGTTAAAAAACGTACTTGTGGTTGGTCATGATCGAATTAAGATAATGCAGAATAAAGCGTTCTTAAACAGGGCATACAAAGAAAGGTATGGGAAGGATAAATATCAATCTAAATTAGAGCAAAACACATTAAAAATAATTAAGATAGAATTTGTAAAAACATTATCTTTATCTCAAGCACCAGAGTACATGAGTAAAGATGAGCTACAACAGCTGGAAAGGAGGAAAGAAAAAGAATAAATACAATGCAAAGAAAGTATTGTTTGATGGTGTTTTATTCGATTCAAAAAGAGAATTAAGGATGTATCAAATGTTTAAAACGCATAACATCCCTTTTGAAATGCAATATAAGGTTATTCTCTCTCCAGGTTTTAAAGATGCCACTAATACAACTGTAAGGCAGATTTACATGAAGGTTGATTTTGTTGTTCCGTATAATGATATTAAGCTTTACATCGATACAAAAGGTGTAGTAACACCTGATGCAAACAATAAATTTAAACTTCTTAAATACAAGATCTATCAAGAAGGAAATAAAGATTTGGTTTTTCTACCTAACACCAATAAAAAGGTAGACGATTTAGTAATTAAAATAAGTAACAATTTAATTTAGTAATTATGGCACATGAGAAAGATGAACCAATGCAGTTCATAATGTTTGAGAACAGAGAAAAGACAGGAAATCAACCAGACTACACAGGACATATTATCTTGGGAGACGGAACCAAAATGAGGTTAGCAGGATGGATGAAAGAGTGGAGCAAGAATGGTAAGTCAGGAAAGTTTGTTGCAGGGAAGATGAGTGAGTTTGAGACTGAAGAGCAACGCAGACAAAAGCAAGAAGACGTACAAGCCGCACAACCTGCTTCTGCCACTGATTCTGATGATCTCCCGTTCTAAAACAAAGGTAGACACTAGACTTAAAGAGGAGAAATCCTCTTTTTTTATGTCTTTATTTAAGAAAGCCATCTCTTGGTTTTTTTATTATATTTGTTTAAAGACGTAGTAAATGAGCAAGTTTGTCACACTGAGAATAACTGATGAGAACGGAAAGGTGCTGGAGCCAGAGAGATGGAATACAACAGAGATATCTCATTACAGAAGATGGAAGATGCGTGATAGTGACAAAGATTTGACTGCGGTGTTTTTAAGAGAACCGGAAAAAGACGGAAGGAAGAAGAGAAAACTAATTGTAGACAACACCGTAGAAGAGTTAGATATACAAACAGGAGTAAATGGCAAACGAGAAAGAGTTTTGGGTTGAGGCAAACATTAACGAAATGCCTCAGTTGCTTAAACTGATTAGAGAAGAGCACCTAAAAATGACACCTATGCAATTGTCTAGGGCAATATACATCAAGGTAGACACTATAGAGAAAAGTGAAAAGGGGGCGACATCACACGCTCATACTGTATTAAAAAAGACTTGTGAGAAATTTGGTTTGAAATACAATATTCTTATAAGCAAAACTTAATTATTATGTACATAGATAACGGAGCAACGGTAGATGCGACATGGACTAAAGCTATAGCATGGAGCAGCGACAACACCAACTGGAATACATTAAACAAGAATGGTCTTTCAGTTCATCACAACATTGTAAACAAGAATATCGCTTCCCCTTTAGTTAAGAGAAGCACTTCTTTTCTTATCACTATCAAAAAAGGTGAAGATGAATTATTACAGTTTGACATACAGGATGTAGTAGGAAAAGGAACTTGGGCTGCAACAGCTGCAGGATTACAGGTTGCAGTTGATGACATTAGTAATTGGATATCTAATTAAATATTATGGCTAAATTTAAAAACCTCAAAATGGAGCCTGCTAAGAATGGCTTCATTATCAAGTACGATTGTTACGAAAAATCATCTATGGATTCTTACGATGGTGAAAAATACATTGGAGAAAAAAAGGAAGTTTACGAAGGAGCAAGTGAAGCGGTTAGTAGACTAATGGAATTGTACGAAGATCCGAACAATTATGAAGGTGGTTCATTAGATAACTACAATCAAAAAAATCAGACTTACAAGTCATAAAAATAACTAAAGAGTAAAGAGTAATGAGTGAACTTATATTGTTTTTGTTTGCCACTGCAGGTGGTACGTTTATAGTAACATATTCTAGCCTATTTAAAGGTGTCAGAGATTTTATATCATTAGATGATGAAACATGGGAGAAGGTAGAAACTCCTGAATTCAAGCCAACTAAAAAACAAAGGATTCAATACTTCTTTGGTCAGTTAGTAAACTGTCCTTTGTGTTTTGGATTCTGGATGGGTATAGTAATGTATTTTTTTATGGGTATCGAATTTACTTGTCTTCAATCTACAGGTAAATTATTTGCATACGCATGTGCTGGATCTGGAGCTTCTTTTCTATTTTATAGAATTGCTAAATAATACACCGAGAACAAAGCCTGCTCCAAGCTTAGTATACCACTTTTCATGTGGTTTCTTTCTTGGTGTTATTGTGTATGACTGAAGCCCGCTAGAAACGACATATGGGTTAGAGTTGTCAACTACAACAACATATTGTTTTGACTTATACCACTTCTCTCTCTTGTCGGCTACAATAAAGGTTTGATTGTTTGGTATAGATATTCTATCAAAGGAAAGTTTTTTGTCCGTTAGAAGCCCTGTAATCGAGTAATTAGAGCTGTCTACATTGAATGCGTAACTAAACTCATCACAAGGAAGGATAATTTCGTGCTCCACTTCTACTGAATCTATTCTTACTGTGTTCTTGTACTTTACAATTACTTTAGGTTTCTTTAGTTTTAATCTCTTCAAATCCCCCTTAAGTCCATCCACATTCTCCAAGGCAACTTTTAAGTTTAATTTTAAAGATTTATTGTAATCGACAAGCTCCCCCTCTCTGTCAGAGTATCTCAGTATTGTATCCTGGTAATTGTTTATAGCAGTTGCTTGTTCGTACATCTTTGATTTGTTCTTGCACGAATCTACGCCTAGCATAATCAATACAATTAATAATGCCAAGATTATAACTTCTCTAATACGCTTTCCCATACGGCTTTGGTCTTGGCCTTGGTCTGCTTCCACCACAATTGCAACCTCCTCCTTTAAACATTTTCATCTTTTTCAGCTTTACTTGATGGTTTCCAGGATTCCCCAAAAACATAAACATAAACAGGTGTGTTCAGCATAGACAACCCAGTACCTACTGATACCGGATCATTATCTTTTATGACTAATATTGAGAACATTAATGCATTCACAATAAATGCAAAAACGCTAAACCAAAACCTCTTACTTTTTGTTAGTTTTTTTGGTAGCTTTCTTTTTGACTGCTCCATTCGATTGAGTTTTTAACTTTATCGATGTCTTTTTTTCGACACTCCTTTTCTTTGCAGGAGATGAAGTCTTTTTCTTTTCACCCTTAATCATAGAGATTAACTCTGGTTGTGGATGACAGTCTGATTTGTCTGCTCTATACGATGTGTGTGAATAGATTCCGCTAACGCCATTTAAAGCATCTTTAGATACATCCCACATATCTTCTTTGTACTCAAAAGGTATATCGTACTTTTTAGTCAGATACTCTAACACATCCTTTAACGCAGCTATCTGCTTATCTGTGTACTTTTCGTAGTACTTATACCCTCTATACTTCTCCTTGTATGATACAACAGATTTAGCAGGCACTTCGTTACCATAAACTGTAATGTACTTACTACCCTTTTTCTCTAAACCTCCGTAAGAGTCTAGCTCAATAGCAATGCTTTTTTGATTTAGCTCTAAATTGCTTTTGGTAGTTTTTTGCTCAAGTATGAATCCTCTCTTAATACCTAAATGATGAGCATAATACTTTGTTGAAAAACACTGATGTATATCACCCTTTCTGTCGATAATCAAAGATGTAGCAACTCTAGCTTCAGAAGCTTTCCAGTGGTTAACATCACCATTAATTCCGTGTCCTGATACAGTATGATGGATTACAATCTGATTCTTTTCCACAACAGATCTATAGTATTGATCATCAGGAAAAGATACTTGATTTATTTTGCTAATATCTAAGGCCATAATTAAGCTTCTTGTAGTTCTTTACTAGAGGAAACAATGTAGTCGAAGAAGATGTATAGGTTTTTAACGCCTTTCATTTTAGGCATATCCTTTTCAATATCCTTCATGTCTATTTGGTAGAAACTTAATTCTACTTCCATTTCCATTAACTCATTTCTATCCGCATGAAAATCAGGTACAGAAGTTTCTGGTATAATATCCTTACCTTCTTCGTTAGTTTCCTTGTACTTTTCTTGAATATTTTTAATACCCTCATCAATAATCTTTCCTTGATTAATTAATGTCTGCCTGTTGTTAGCTAGGGTGTACCATGTCTTTGGTCTTAGATTTACACCGTTGTCACATAGAGCGTTTAAGCACTCTGCCAATCCAATTACTTCGATGTTTTTCATTCGTAACACTTTCTTCATTTCTCTTTACTTTTTGTTTGTTATAAATATATGAATTTTATTTATACTTTTTACTAGACCCCTTCTTGGTTCCTTGGCTTCCCTTTCTAGTTCCGTAGTTTACCTTTTTAGATGATGAACTACCTTTCTCTGATGTTTTTCTACTTCCGTATCTCATATTAACAAGAGTTGTTATTGTTTTTAGATTTTGCGGACATTGCTTTCATAAATCCTTCTATGTTTGCTATCCCGATTGCAATGCTTCCTACCTCTTTTTCTAAACCTGATATTTTGTTTTCTAACTTTGAATACGCCTCGCTATGGTTCTGTCTCAAGCTATTGATTTGTCTTTCTGAATCTGCCATATGAGTATTTAGTTTCTCTTTTAGCTCACTGTATAGTTTTGCATTCATAGCTGTTTTATTTTTCAGAGTACTCCATATTCCTACTAGCAAACCAACGAAAACAACAAGCTCTGCTACAACCATTATAGGTAAACTCATATCGGTTACGGATACATCGCTAGATACATTTGTTACAGTGAGTAAAATAAACCCCATTTTATTGATTTTGCTAAAAATAATTGTTTATAACATTACTACCAAGTAAACGGGTTTGTATTTTTCTACGTCACAAATATTGTTTATGTTATACTATACAACAATAATCCTTCTGCTACTACTCGATAAACCTTTTATTTCTATTCTATCTAGCGTTAAGTTACCAGTTGTAGCGGTTGCTCTTAAATCTATCGTTCCAGCACTGTGTCCAGCATCAGCAGATATAGCACCCGTTGCTACCTGCCTGTTTGTGTTGTGCGTAGTAAAAGTTCGAGTAGTTCCGTCAGGTATCTGTTGAGTAAGAATAACATTTACACAACACGAAGTAATCATGATCAATGAATCTTCTTCAACGGTTAAATTTTGCGTATGAGGTGTTGCTGTCCCTCCTGTTTTTGCAGACGCTCCTACTCCTCCTGAGTCAGTAAAACTTCTAGCGTGTATAGATATTGGATTCCATACAGAATTATTGAAACTAATTACAATGTCGTTAGCCCCTGTTGGAGGGTCTTCTAAATAATAGAAAGCCATTCTTTGACTTAAACCTCCTCTGTTAATAGTGTACAGTTGCGTCATTGCTTGTCCACCATACGTACAGCCTGAATAACTACGTGCGTTACTCATAGTAAGTTGAACAACTAAAAGCCTATCGTTTCCTGTATTTTGAGTATGAGAAATAGTGTGACTACTAGCCCCTGGTGTTGGGTTCCCATTTGTTGTATTTCCCTTAGTAGGAGCCGCCATATTATAAATCGTTTATATCTGTGATTTTGCTAAGACCTAAACCATTAATAGTATCCACCTCTACTCTTGCTTCATACACAAATGGAGTAGTAGTAAAAAAAACATTTATTGATACTTCACCTTTCTGTATTTTTGTTCTTCGCTCTGCTAGAAACCCACCTAATGTAATATCATACTGTTCGTTAATAGAGTCTACTATTGACGAGCTAGTTGTGTACCCAACATCTGTATGCTTAAGACCCTCCCCTTCTAATTCTATTTTTCTAATTATAGTCTTCATTTTAGTCCTCTGTATATCTTATGTTTACCACTGTTGTTTGTGGTGTTGCCACTGTCCCAATATCTAAAATTATCCAACTGTCAGCTGGTATTGTTGCATCTGTTGATATGTCTACAGCTGCTTCAGTTGTAGTTGTTAGCGTAGTAGATGCTCCTATTGCTGTAGGAGAAGTGTTGGCTAAGTCAGTATCATGGTATAATCTAATATCAACATCTCCTGTATCCATTAGTGCTCCTTTAGCTTCTACAATAGTAATTGCTACATCTGTTCTAAATATAGGAATGTAATCTGCATCTGCTGGAGCTTCAAGAACTATTGTTTTAGTAAGAGATGGGCGTACTCCACCTATTACTTTTGCAGGGTTTATATTTGGTGTTGCACTCATATCTTAATTATTTTGTTGTTCTAACCATTCTGTATATTCTGCAGGTGGTGTATCGTACCACTTCCAACCATCTTTTTCTATTTTATTATCAACAGATAAAGTAACTCCATCAGGAAATGAAATCTTATTCCCTGTGTGCCACTCATTAAAATCTTCTTCGTATTTATAAAACATAATCTTTTTAATTAACTTACTACTGTCCAACCTTTATTAGTGGCTATTAATAAATCACTTGCAGTTAAATCTGCTGAGCCTGGATTTTTGTCTACATAAATTGTTTGTGAACCATTTGCCGTTCCTAAGTTATTAAATACTGTTACTAGTTCAGCTTGAGCCATACTACAATTTTGATAGCTATGTCTTGAGGTTATTCCTGTGACTAATGATTCTCTTATATTATTTGCCGATAGTGCAAATTGATACCCATTAGGATATGTAGTAACCCCACTTAAATCATAAGCAGGAATTGTAGCCACATTTACTGCACCTGAAAACATCGCCCTGCAACTCGTTAAAGTTCCAGCAATAGGTGGTGCAACTTCTAACCCTTTACAATAAGCAAATGTATTATAAGTATCTGTAATATTCCCTGTGTTGTTTAAAGTAGGAAAATCCTCCAATAGATAACAATAAGCAAATAAACCTTTAATTGTTGTAACATTAGTACAGTCAAAAGATGCAGGAGTTTTTTTCAACTTAGTACAATTCTGAAATACCTCTGTTAAGTTTGTGGCATTTGATGTAACATTAAGAAAACTTGCATCTGTTAAATAACTTCCTTCAAACATTGATTCAAAATTTTGTGTGCTTGATGTGTCTACCCAAGTAAAATCACATTGAGTTTTTATTGCTGAAAAACACCATAGAAAACTAGTGACCCCTGATGTGTCAAATGGCTTTATTTCTTTTATATTAACACAATTCCTAAATGTATAACTCATAGTAGTAAGAACACCTGTGCCTGCTGTAATGTTTACTACTTCCAAATCGCTACAGCCGTCAAAACAAAGGTGCATACCTGTTACATTTGGTAAACTAGCGTCAAATGTTTTAAGTCTTGTATTGGAATATGTTGCTGTCATATTTGTAATACCACTATAATTAGATATGGGATTATTATTTAAACTCCTACAAGTGTTAAATGTATATGTCAAATTAGTTGAAGATGAAACATCCATTGGTGGTATATAATCTATTGAAAAACAATTATAGTACATGTATGTAACATTAGTAGCACTACTTGTGTCTAATGGAGGCACTTCTAATAAAGAGTAGCAATTTTGAAAAACATTAGCAAAATTTGTAACTGCCGATGTATTCCATTGATTAATCTTTTTTAAATTATTACAACTTGTGAAGCAATTGCTTACGTTTGATAGGTTTGGTGCTGTTCCTACATATTCAAATTCTTCTAAGGCAATCCAAGTCCACATACCTAAGTTCATGTGTGTAAAAGCTGTACCTGCTATTTTAACACTTAAAACATTTCCATTTCCAAAACCTCTATATACATCGTTTGAATGAGCATAAGGTGAAGATGGTCTAATGAATTGTGTTAAAGTAGAACCTCCTTGAGCTGTAACAGTTAGTATTACTTGCCTATAGCCTCCGCTTGTTAATGAACTTGAGGGAGCATTTGCCCAATCATAGTCATGCTCCGCATCCGTGTTATCTGCGTGAGTAGTTACAGTTGTTCCATCACCCCAATCTACTTGGTAGTCACCTCTAAATTTAAAAATAATAAAGTTACTTCCTTTCTCATAAACTTTAACAAGCATGTGAACTTTCTCGTCTCCTTGGCTTAAAGCAGGCATATCCAGCCACTCAGTTGGCCTAGTCCAAGTTTGTCTTGGAGTTGGAGTTGTTGAAATTACTCTTTGTTTGCTCAGTATTATTGCCATAATTCTATCCTCTAATTAATCTAATCCAAACATTATCATCTGTTGCAGTAAACCAGTAGTTAGCGTTAACATGTGCTTGACCTTGATACGTTCCAGTTATTGTTGCTCCTGTGTAAACTCCGTTTACATCCCAATTAGATGTGTTTTCTAACAAAGTTACTGTTGTTCCTGCTGATAGATACTGTTCAATTATTGGAATTTCTCCCACCGTTCCTGCACCTAAAGCAGTACCTAATATAGCTGCTTGAGTGGTATCTTGCATTTTAGGATAAGTAACTTTATCATTTCCAATGGTAACTACTCCTGCATTATCTATCGTAGTGTCTCCACTCATAGCTACTGATTGAGCCGCATTTGAAGCATCACCTACATATATTTCTCCGTTATTTAAAGCTGGTGTTGACCCTGATGAAGCTATAGCATCGTCAACATATTTTTTAGGCACTAATGATGTTCCAACTAAACTAGCATAGCTTGCTCCCGTCGCATTTGTTTCAGAAGTTTCACCAAATCCGTTTAATAAAATTCCATATTTATTAGTAGAATTATCTTGATACAAAGTGTTTGCTGTACCAACAGAACCAATTGAAAGACCACCATTTCCTGATGATAGACTTACAGATATTCCATCGATAGCTATATCACTTGAACCTTCTGACAAAGCTATTGAACCCGGACTAATAACCAAAGATGTATAAGCTGTTGAACTATCTGCTATGAATGTTATATCTGTACTGTTAATATTATAACTGTTAACAACATTTGTAGTTGTATCGTTTAAATAACCCACTATTCCTGCACTACTAAATCTTGAGTTACCTATTATGTTAGTACTTGAATTGTCAATGTCGAATTTAAATTCTTTGTCATTTAAAGTGTGGCTTCTATTAGCTAATAGATTTAAATTTGATGTGAAAAGGTTTGCTGCTGCACTAATATTTGACCATATAGCTGCTGTTGCTGAAGAATCTACACACACATAACCTTCATTTGCAGTTGTGTCAACCCATGTACTGCCAACATTATACCCTAAAGTTGAGTCATCTGTAGCAGTAGGGGCAACAGTTGCGGAATTATTATTTCTTAAATTTGAAGTATTTTTCATATCAATAATTTTATCCTATTATAATCCAACTTGTTCCATCCGACTGAATGGTAATCCAATCGTATTGGTCAAATAACTCTTGTGTAGTAGATCCGTCTATTGTTTCTGAAGAGTTAGCGTCTATAATAATTTTATTAGCTTGTACTTTTTTCTTTACAACATATATCCTTCCGTCAATTCCTGATGCTGTAGGAAGGTTTACGGTAACATTATTAGATGTCGTATCCGCATATATAGTGACTTCATCTCCTGCCGTATAAGAAGCTGATGATGTTGTAACTAGCTTCATTTCAGCAGAACCATTTACCGATAGTGTAGATGTTGGAGAATTTGTTCCAATACCAACCTTACTGTCTGATTCATCCATATAAAACAGACTAACTCCTCCGTTAGTTCTATATTCTACATCAATACCAGAAGTCATTGTGTATAAAGAATCAGAGGTTGTCGTAGACCCTGAAGATGTGCTGCTTAATGTCACTCCTAAACTTGAAGCCGTAATGCTTGCCCATTCAGCAACACCGTTTGCGTCTATAGATTTTAAGTACTTATTTGCTCCTGTTGTTCTGCCGTCATCAAATATACCTATATATGATGTACCCGTACCTGGGTTTGCTGTTTTAATATGTATACCGTAGTTATCATCAGAATTGGAAACAGTAGCTGCACACCAAATACCTGCAGCGTCTCCTGCATTAGTTGAAGGTGCTGATGAGCTTGCTGAAAGCCCTACACTAACATAACTGAAAGTTGTGTTTGCATTATTAGCTGCAGCTAAAACACCAATATCTTTACCTCCAGACTGAGCATTATTTGCCGACCCGTAAACACCGCAATTTCTGTTAGCAGCATTGTTAACATTACCTTGAACACCGTAAACATAAGTACCAGTGCTTGATGTAAGTTGGGCTACAATTCCTTTTGTACTTCCAACAGCGGAACTACTTGATAACTTCACTAAACCTGATACTATTCCACTAGCAGTACCCGTGTAAGACATATCTAATATACAAGATCCTGCAGCTGACCCTGTGTGATCTATTTCTATAGTTGTATCTACATTGGATACAATATCTATCCTCTTAGAGGCACTTGGGGTAACACCAAAACCTGTTGTTGTTCCGTCATCATAAAAAGATGAATTACCTGTACTACTTGCTGAATCCCATCTAGTAACTCTATCCGTAGTACCTGACCCTAAAACTATATATCCACTTTCATCTGGAAAGTTTATTGTTCTATTTGCCGTAGGATTGGCTGATACAGTTGTAGTAAACGAGCTATTGTCATAAACTAAACTAGAACCTGTTAGCTCAATATTGTTTGTTGTAGCATTTCCAATGTTCGTAACTGACTGCAGGTTTATGGAAGAATTAGCATTCTCCCATGTCGCATTACCGTTAGCGTCAGATGTTAACACTTTTCCTGCACCTAAAGGAGACGCACCACTATTAGTGTAAGTGTATTTTATAGCATCATTATATGTTAATAATCCTGCAGAATTAATTGTTGCTACTACCCCTGCTATAGAGTTTTCTATTTTTAATAAATCAGTGCCATTAGTACTGTTTATATGTAGTCTTGCCGCTATAGCTGTTGGTTTATCTCCTATAGCTGCGTTGTCAAGATCATTGCTTATAACACCACTATTAACCCATTGACTTAAAGCGGAGTCATATGCAAGAGTGTCCCAGTCATTTGGTGATGCTGATGTTACATCGGATAAATCATCTAATGCAGAAACAGATCCTGTAATCGAAACATCAACTTGTCCTGCAGAAGGAGATGAAGCTGTAACACCTGGCCCAACAAAGTTTATTACATTGGCACCAGCTAGAATAGAAGCACCTTCATCTTGTATAGTCACAGACGGATCATTAAAAGCAACATTTCCGTCAGCGTCTGAAACTTGCAAAAACTTACCTGTATTGTCGTTTCCGTCTTGAAGTCTTAATACGTAATTATTAGCACCACCCGAAACATTAAACCAACCACCTATATTGTTAGCTGAGTTTGTTGCTGTGATAGAAGATTTTACACCGTAAGTATCAACATTTTTAGTTCCTTGTAAAAGTATGTCGACACCGTAATGAGTAGAGAATCCGTTATCTCTTATTACAATAGCTTTTTCTGCGTCAGCTGTAGCACCTATACCAATACCATTTTTAGTAGCGTACATTGCAAAAGCACTAGGATTTTCAGTTGGAGCACTTCCTGCTGTTCCTGCAGCTCCAGTGTCTGAATAAATAAAACTTCCAGTTACTGAAAAATATTCCGTGTAAACACCGGATGCAGTACCCTTGTAAACTCTATATGATGTTGCTCTAGGGACTTCTGCCCATGTTATGTCTACTTGTGTTTGAGCAATTCCATCCACTGTACCAGATACTTCGTTTTGAGATATACTTTCACCTCCTAAAGAATCAATAGCTGTAACAGTATAGTAATAAGTATCAGCTACTAAAGAGCCTCCTGTTGTTGTTGAAGCATTAAGTCCTGATACATCATCAAGCTGCCATGCCTGTGTAGCGGAAGCACCTATGTGTAGTTCTTGTTGCGGAATACCGCTTCCTCCAATACCTACGGCATTATCCATGTTTCGCAAGAATGTACTCACTTGGTACTGACTACTACTTGTGTCGTAATACAATGTCTGCCCTTGTGTTGCTCCTGCAGGAATTAATGTAGCTGCTATTCCAACATTTTCCCAAGTACTAGTGCTTGAGTTATACTGCAACACATCTCCGTTTGCTAATGAATTTAATGTTACATTTTCACTATACGATTGAACCCTACCTTTATCATCAACAGTAAATTGACCAATACCCCAATCATTTGTACCTGCAGTACCAAAGTTTTCTAGTTTTGCTGCAGTTACATTTAAATCTGTAATATGCCTTGTTAGGACGGCATTGTCAGTCATTCTTTCACCATCAAACCAATATAGATTTCTAAGGTCTGTTGCTGCGGTTACACCTGATCCGTCAGTTACAAACTTCCAAAGTCTAACTCCGCTTACTGGTGGTGCTGTGCTTCCTGATGCTACATCTGTAATAACATAATCAGTGGCACTTTCAGACCAATCAACATAATTATCTCTACTTGCAACTAAAGTTACATTCTGATTAGCTACTTTATACTTTATTCCGTTTATGTAATAACGTCCAACTCCACTAGGATTACTAGTAATTGGAACTATTAAACTACTAGAAGAGTGTCCTGAGTCACCCCCAATACCAATCCAGTCTTCGTGAGTTGATATTGATTCGTAATCATACAAATCTGTTTGGTCTGCACCACTTAATGTGGTTAATCCATTACAAACATATGTTGTTAACGCATCAAGATAAGCTGTTGTAGTACTTGCCGCAGTAAATGTGCCAATACAAGTTGTTCCTATCAAACTACCAGTTACCTTTATGCTGTCTGTTGTTAAGTTAGTAACACTAGGTATACTGCTTTCTACCGAACATATGTATGTTGCTAAAGAAGTTATTGCGTCATTAACCGTAGTGTTTACCGTTGGTGTAACAGGAATATTGCAAGTCCCCAACGTAAGGTTTCCGTTGTATGTTATGCCGCCAGAATTAGGAAGTGAAAAACTTCCAAAAGCATTATCTATAGATGTTACTACATTATTTAAGGACGATACACTTGGTGTAATTCCCGACAGGTTACTTACAGCTGGACCATCGTACGTTGTTACATCAGAAGTGCTTAAGTTCTGAGACGTTGGTTTTTTTGATCTAATTGGATTACAACTTCCTCCACTCATAATTGTTTCTACTTAAAAATGTATACCACTAGTATTACAAGGAATACTACTATCTAGCTCTCTAAACAACCTGCCTACCAAGCATCTAAGATCATCCTCTGTTAATGTTTTTGCGTTTGTGTACGTGAACATGTCTAGAATGTTATTTTTTAAAATAACGTCTCCCCACTCAGTATCAGACTCTGAACCTAAATTATAGACCATCGCTAAAGCTAGTTTATTTAGCTTTAAGACAATATCACGTTTAACAGTTTTCGTGTTTGCTTCAGTCATTACTGAAACATTTTCCGGATCTAATAGATGTTGTTGAATCTGGCTCATTAACAATTACAAATTGATTTAGCTGCATTGACCAAATTGGTTGCCTCAGTAAAGTCTCCTGCATCACTGGCGTATCCTATACCATCTATTAAGGTTTTAAGCTTAACTTGATTTAAGAATGATGTATTACCGCAAAGAAGGTCGTCATCACACGAATCTCCACTCACAGTACACCCTGCCTCTAATGTCAGTCTTTCTAAACATTGATTAAGCTCTCTACATGTTAAAGAAAATGTAGCTGTCGCTTTATACTTAGAACTAAGGTCTTTTCTGGTTATTTCTTTCCAATACTCAGAACCAGACTCTGGAGTATTTGATGAAGGTGTTGTTTGTAGTGTCTGCCAAATTTTATTGTTGTAATAAACAGATTTTGGGCTAGCCGTGGTATGCGTGTAGCTGACAGACGAGTTATAAGTTGGTACAGAAAAAAGAGTCAAAACGTATACGCCATCTAAATCTGAAGAAGCTAACGTCCTGTTTAGAGTATTGTTTCTAGAAGTCCCTTGATCCCAAGCTGCATCTAAATTTCCTTGAGCATCGTAATCGTATGTTGAACCATCTGGAGAACTAATTTCTAACTGCCTATAATCTGCAAAGTCTGCGTTTTCATGACCTGATTCATCTGAAGTAGTATAATTAGAATTATCCTCAAAAGTCAAAATTGAACAGTCCGTATCAATAGATACGTCTATTGTGTTTGTTGATGAATCGATTAATGTTGCTTGAAAGTTTGGCATGACTTGTCTCTTTTAACAAATATATAAATTATTTAATTACTATATTACGTGGCTTCCTTAGTTTTTGTTAGGGTCAATGTTATGGTGTTATTCTGCTAGCTTCATTGATAACTTGTTGTATTTTTTTACCTAAATACTTCTTTTCTTCTATCCATTTTTCCCGAAGCTCTCTATTCTGCAACATCCTTATCTTTCCCCCTTCACCTTTTATTCCTTCTATTTTTTTAATCTCCTTCTCTTTTGCCTTCATGTACTCTTCAGAAGCTTGAACAACAGCGAGTTTATATCTAAGCTTTTCTCCTGTTTCTTTTGCTGCATAAGCTAATTCGATAAAATCCTCTATAGGTGCGTCTTCTCTCCAAAGATCACCAAGCTCTCTTTTTAATCGGGTTTGTGTAAACCCTTTTCTTACACCAACAGCAACGGATACGGTTCTAGTTAAAGGAGTAAGGTTTTCATCAGGATTAAATATCTTTGACGAAAAAGGAAGTATAACATCTAAAGCAGCTTCACCTCTTGTTCTGTAAGGATCGTATATAGTCTTAGGGTCTATTATAACGTCTGAAATAAACCTTAAATTAGGAGACGCTTTAGACGCAAGTCTTCCTAATGGGTCTTCTAGCATTTCTGGCACCTCTAAAAACTGCTTAGACATCCTGTAATACATCTTCTCATTTGTAGCAGGACTCCTTCCTCCCATCAAAGCAAATTTATTTCCTCTGTCGTTTTCATACATAAACTTACCTACTGTTCCGTCTGGAATAATACCAAAAGAATCCATTGCTTTATCAAACGCATTTCTATCTCTTTCATCCTCTCTATCCCTATCATCACTCCATGCTGTTATAACGTAGTTTGCGACATTCATTAGTAAATAGTATCTAAGGCATGCATTAGACCAAAAACGCAATCCCATATTTCTTCTTGTGCTTGCAGAGTTTAAATCGTTTGCTACATCTAACTTCTCTACAGCATTGTATATTCCATCAATAGTATATAAAGGTCTTTTACCGTAATTACCATCTCTTCTTAACGCTCTAAATGTTTTTGAGTCAGAAAATCCAGCAAACATTGATAAGAACTGTCTACCGGTAGATACCGTCCAATCTGGAGAAAGCAATAACAATTGTAGTGTTTGAAGCGTTTTCTTACTAACCGCTAACATTTCCCACGCTTGTCCTCCAAACGTATCGTTAACCTGGCCTGCAATTTCTCTATAAGCAAGTTTTCTCTGCTCTTTAGTTGCGTTTGGGTTTTTAACATCCCAGTCGGTTTTCATGTTTTGGAAAGCCGTTAACTTAAAACCATTATGCAGGTAATCCCATAAAAATCCATCCCATTTTTTCACAAGTTTATCTGTACCCTTTACAGGGTTTAGATTAATTGTTCTCATCTTTCCATCTGCGTCTTTAAAACTTATTTCAGTTTTATTAAAGATCGCATTATCCAAACCTCTAACTGCTCGATTAAACAAGTTGTCTGAAATCTCTCTAGATATATCTGGAGAAGACTCTATCATAAGCCCTGCTTCTAACGCCTCTTTAGTTAAGGGAATATTTCTAAATACTTCCATTGGATTTTCATTCGTGAAGTATTCTTTCATTATTTTTCTAGGATTCCACATGCCGACTGCTGCGGTTAAACTTGCAGGAGTAGCTGTAGCTGCTTCACTTAAAGCCCAATGGTGAAAAAAGGAAATACTTAGATTTATCTTTTTTACTACCTGCGTCAAAGCGTATAATGCCTTTAAACCTTTATTATCAAAACCTTGGCTAGCTAACGCATTGACATATCCTGCTATTTCAGGATGAGCCATTACAGGAACTTCAGTAAGTTCAAATTTACCGTCCTTGTTTGGTTTCATTACGTATTTCGTAAAAGCTGGATTATCGATTTTAACATATCCTGGAGGTGCTTTTGAATCAGCTGGAACAACTAATCTTTGTCCTGACTCTGTAACCATCTCATATAAAGCCTCTACAAAACCTTTATTAGCTGTAGTCTGATGATAATTTTTAGAATAGACTCTTAATAAATCGCTTGCTTTTAAAGTTTTTGGCGTTAATCCTAATTTAATACCTGCCTCATAACTTTGTATGTATCTCTTTTTTGTGTTGGGGTTTTTTAAATCGAATACTTTTTTTACTTCTCCAATTTCTTTTCCTTTCAAATCCCAAACCTGTGGCATATATCCTGTTACATAAGCCTCTTCTGTAAGCTGACCATTTTCCGTCATAGCTTCAAAGTACTTAGAAAACCTTTCGTATATTTTATTTTCAAAAAGTACCATGTTTTGCGTAGGATTTTGTAGCAATCCATTTATAATAGCCCTTTGCTCTTTACCCATTTTTAACATTTCTGGAACTTTTTTAGTTCCTTGAGTCATAAAAGTTAATGCTATATTTTCAGCTTCAGTTAAAACCTCCATTTCATGAGCTAAAACATCATCTTCAAACATACCTCGATGTATGTCTCCGTGTCTTCTATAAATTAAATCTTTTATAGCACCCTTGATTTTATTTCTCATTCCCGATGTCACAGCTATTGCATCCATATGGCCGCTAAGAATATCAATATGCCTAGGTGCTGTTGGATTAGCCTCTTCTTGCAACCTAGCTTTTACATCATCTAGATTTGTCATTCTACCAACATCATTAGACAGCTTCATTAAAGCTGCTGAAGCTAATGCATAAGATTTCTTTTTTTCCGATATACTTTCTGACAAAGCCTTAAACATAGCTGCTTGATTTCTTATGAATAAAGATATATCACTAATATCACCTTTCATGTTAGCCGCTTCTCTCACAGTGTCCTCAAAAGCTGTTGCAGTGTCAGGATCAATACTGTTATAATCTATATCTGAAGCAGACATCTTTCCTTTACGTGCGTACTCTGCTACTTTATTAAATATTTTTCCAAAGATGAATTTAACAGCCTTTATAGTTGCAATTCCAATCTCGTCAAGAAGTTTGTACAATACTTTATCTACAAATTTTGCAACTAAACTTGAAACCTGATCTGTTGCAAATTGATAAGCTTTAAGTCCGTATTTTATTGGCACACCAACGCCTTTCTCTAAAACAAAAAGACCACCGCCAGCTGCCATCTTCACAACGCCTTTTAGAAGTTTTAACGATGCTTGAGTTCCTCCAAGAAAAAGACTCATCTCGCCTCTAGCTTGTTTAGCTGCATCAGTAATATCTTTAAGACCTGACTCAAACATTTTTGACGCAAGCTTTTTCTTTTCTAGATTAACTTTTGCTTGAGCTTTTGCTAGACCAACTAATCTCGCTTTAGCAATTTGTTTTGCTAACTCGTTTCTTAAGTCTGCAGAGCCGTCTTCCGAATTTATAACATTACTTCCGTCTTCATTTTTTCTGTCTAAACCAAATACTAAATCCCAAACACCACTTTGCTTATCGATAAATACTTTTCCGTTTTTATCTGTAGTCATCTTTAGGAAAGGAATCTTAGACCCACCAATAATTATAGTAGCAATATTTCCTTTGGCTAATTCGTCTATTGCTTTAACAATATCTTGTATTACTGTTTTTTTATGCTTAAATACAGTATGATCTTTTGGAAGAGCATCTGTCTTTTGTTTAATTGTTTCTTTAGAGTCTTCGCTTACTTTGTATTCTCCTGCTTTTTTAGTTTCTGCATCATGCTCTTTTTGTGCCGCTTTGTTATTTTTGTCTGCTAATTTTTTAGCTTCTCTTTTTAATTGTGCAGCCTTCTTTTCTTGTGGAGTAAGTTTTCTAGTTTTCTTTGGAGCTGGCTTAAGCTTGTCAAGTTTAGCTTTTGCCGCCTTAAGTTCTTTTTCAAGTTTTACAACCTCGTTGTCTAATGTTTTCGCATTTCCTGTTTCCTTAAACAACTTTACAGCTTCTTGTTTTTTTTCATCTAACTCTTTTTGAATTCTAGATACTTCATCCTTCGCTTTCTGCAGTGGAGTCTTTGATTCAGCTTTTGACTCTTTTTCGGCTGCTGTCCTGGACTTCTTTTCGTCTGTTAATTTCTTCAACGCAGAAACTGTTTTGTTCTTTGACCCATCTGCAAATGATGCCTTTTCGTTGGCTGCCTTTGCCTCTTTAATGGCTGCGTTTAACTCCTTATCAGACATCTGTTTTGGACTTACTTTTGGAGTTTCTTCTTTCATTCGTTTTTCTTCAGAAGCTTCAAACTCTTCCTGGTCTTTAGCCTTTTCTTCAAAAAACACTTCCTCTTCAGTAGAAAGGTCTGCATTAGGATCTTTTTCTTTTAATTTAGCTAAGTCATTTTTCTTTTCTTTAAGAGTCTGCTCTTTAGCTTTTAAATCCGCTTCTTTTTGACTTAATCCTTTTTTATTAAATACTTTATTTCTCCATTTTGCTATACCCCCTTCTTGCAAAACATCTAGTATAGCTTCAAACACATCGTCTGAATCAATGTTATTTGTGTCATTTGCTTCAGCAGCTATGTCATCCGCTATGGCTCTTATTGATCTCCCAGTTTTAGATGTTGACTTAATGTTGATGTCACCCTTGGTTCCAACAACTTGTCTTCCTTTTGTGTTTTTTCCTGCCAATTGAACTGCAGCATCTTCGCTATTTACAGGCTCCCACTTTCGTGAAACTAAATCGTTTACTGTTTCTATTTCATTTTCAAGTCCATCTTTATCTGATTCTAGTTGCCTTCCTTCGAAAGCAATTTCTTTTTCTAAAATATCTATCTCATCTTGAAGTTCTTTTGCTTTTGCTTTTCTCCCAGTTTTAGTATCTGGCTTAGAATCAGCAGTAACTTTTTTAATTGCCGACATAAACTTATCGGTAGTAACTCCTTTCCTTATAGCTGAAGCAAATACCGCTTGTGCTGATGACGCTTTACTTTTAATACCTAGCTCGTCTTTTAATGACGATAACTCTTGTGAGTCTAAGTCGTAGTTGTCCTTCAAGTATTGGTTAGCTTGCTTCCTGTCTTTTGTCAATTCTTTTCCAGTGACTCCTTCAGATATTTTTTTCTGAAGACTATTCATTGCGGATAAACCTTTTTCTTCTGCGGTTGTTTTCGGGCCAACATCTGTTTCTCTCGTTAAAGTAAACCCTTCTTGTTTTCTTAAATCTTTAACGATGTTCTCACTAAGCGTACTCTTGGTTCCGTTTATATCTACATCTATTGACCCATCTTTATTAGTTCCAATAACATCGTAATTAACATAACTACCATCATCTTTTTTAGAACTTAGCCTGTCTCCTTTCTCAATTTTGTCATTAGAATCTAACGTAACAAAAGATTTGCTATCTGAATCAGAAACAATACCTGCTCGTATGTCTTGTTTTTCTCTAATTATCTCATCTATTTCAGAATCCACTTCAAAAGATTCATCGCCTTCAGCCTTTTTCTTTTTAAGTTCTTGTAATCTTTTGGTTTTTTCTTCACCTAGCTTTTCATTTACTTCGGTTGCAACTTTTGAGTCTTTTGTATCAATGTCTTCATCTAACTCAATTTCAGATTGAACTTGCTCTTCACTTATAGATTTATCTTCTAACAAAAGATCCATATCTCCTGTAGACTCTTTTCCTGACTTTAATGCTAGCGGAACTTTTCTTGCCTGCCTTTTACCTCCTTCTGAATCTATTTTTGACTCTTCTTCAACCACTTTCATAATAGCAAGAGACTGGTCGTTAGCCATGTCACCTACAGCTTCGTCTACTACCTTTGTGTTTCCTCCACTACCTTTATGTTTACTGTATAGTTTATTAAACTGAGCCATACCTCCAAACATACTACCCATTAAATAGGTAGTTATAAGAAATTCGTCTATCGATTTAGCATCAGGAAATTTTTTCCTTAACTCTGCAAAAAAAGATTTTCCTTCCGGAGTCTGTCTATATGTTTCAACCATTTCCTGGGCAATCTCTTCTCCAACCTCACCAATACCTCTAGATTGTATTTCTATAATACTATTAGCAAGACCTTTGGCTTTATCACCAAACACTACTCCTAACCTAGCTAAAGCATCTTCAGCACCAGTTTTAGTAAATAAAGATGATGCACCAGACTTAATTCCTTTAGCTGTTAGTCCTCCTAAATAACCACCTGCAAAACCTGACCAAAAATTAAATGTATCTTCATTTGTTTGAAACACTTCTCCAACCAGTTCAAAACGCAATCCTTCAAATGCAGCATTTTTTAGTAAAGGATTTTTTGCAAATACAGAGTACTTGGCTAGACTTGAAGACTCTTTTAATAAATCAAAATACCTAGCTGAAGCCTTGCCTAATCGTTTGAATTTCTTAGCGTTTTTTAAAGTATTTCCAATTCTCGCCAAAACAGCTAATCCTCCTGCACCTCCTTCGGGAGCGGTTGCAACCATTGCTGGTAACATTTCAACCATAACACCTGCTAACATACCAGTTGTCTGTCCTGCTCTAACAGGATCAACTTCATCCCATGTAAATGGGTTCCATAACTTAAAATCTTCTTTAAACAAATCTGCAGGTGTGGAAGCTCCTGATATTGCTTCTAATGTTTTTTTATCCACATTGTCAACACCGTACTCATCTATGAATCTTTGAGTTACCGACATTCTTTTTTGAGTCATGTTAGTGTCGCCAGCATAAAGATTAGGTAACATAAATGATCCCATTCCATCCCAAAAACCATCCCAAAAACTATCATCAGTAACTTTAACCCTGTTCGTTAAATAAATAGGCAACATAGCGTTAAGCCCTGATAATCCTTTAATAGCTTCCTTTTGTTTATCCGTTAAAGACATGGTACCTTCGTCTACAGGTATAGAAGTAAAAGGAATTCTCTTCCAATTAAAAGCATCTTTTATATATGGTGACCACCCTATGTCTACTTCTATTACAGGACGCATCATTTCATCCATTCCTGCTTCTTTTGCATAACCAACTTCTATAAGGTTTTGCGTTACAGCTTCCCTGTGAGCTAAAAAAAACAAATCAAACTTCTCCTTTGCAGATGCGTTAGGATGATCCTTGTCAATAGTATCCATGATTTGCTTCATTATAATCTTATTGTTTCCTTCTAATGCAGGAGTTAAAGATTTAATGGCTTGCTCTGGGTTATCTAGAATAAGATTTCTTTTTAATCCTTGTTGAATTTTTATCTGCTTATTAATTGCGTCAATTCTTTTTTTAGAAATACCTTGTTCTAGCTTTAAGGCATTTAGCTCGTTAATATTTTTATTAATTGGAGCAAAATACTCTTCTAAAACATCCGCTCTTTCTTCTTTTAGTTTATCTAGTCTTTTTTCGTATTTAACAGAGCCTATCAACTTTATAGTTGTCTCCCTGTCTTTTTCCATTTGAGCTATTTTTTTGTCAATTTCAAATTCAGTTGAAAAAATTTCATTTTCAGTTCCTTTGAATTCACGAACAATAAACTCCTTATCGGTACTCAACATCTCCTTTAAAGGTTCGTCTATCCCGTCATACCAAATGTATGGTGCAGCTGATATTCCCGCTGCTACTTCTAGCATGTTTTTTTCTGTCTTAATATCTTTTTTTAACTGTTCTACTAAAGTCCCTAATTGTGTTGTTTTTTTTGCTTGATGAATACCTATTTCGGATTGACGTTGCAGTTCAAATAAATCTTGTCTATGTTCACTTACTCCCAAATCCTCATTAACCCGCTCATGTATCTTTTCTTCAAAGGTTTTAGCCGCTTCGTCTATCTTATTTTGTCTATTTTCTTTTTCTTGTCTAGTTTTTTCTGCCGCTAATTCTCTTTCGTAAGCAGGCATCAAAGCATCTAATCTGTCTTGAAGTTCTCTTGCTTTGTCGTAAGAAGCAGCTTCTTTAGTGGTTAATCCTAGAGCATCTGGTAATTGGTCTACAGTAAGATTTATCCTCCCTGTATTTGCCATTTCATAGCCATCCTCATTGTTATTTGCTACCACATCATCACTCCGTACTTGACTTAAATAGTCTTGAAGGTTTTCCTCGTATGCCTCATCTGATAAATTGTTTGGGCCAGAAAGTATGTCGTATATTTCTTTTGCCTTTTCATCCGTACCAAGCCAATTGGTTTTAAATTCATCAAAAGTACTTACAAGGTTTATGTCTGGATCTTCGCTTAAAAACTGATAAAGCTGTTTTGCTTTTTCATTGTTTACTGTTTTTTCCGGAGGATTTTTAGCGTACCTTGTTACTGGCACTTTGTTTTTAGTGTCCTCTTCATCTACCTCTTGTTCGCTTGCTTCTTCAATTTCATCAACAACCTCTTCCTCTGGAGTCTCTTCTTGCGAACTTATAGTATCTTGTATTTCCTGTGGCAACGCAGGCTCCTCTGTCGCAATAGACGTTGTATCACTAGCACCTTGAGAAGTTTGGTTAGCTGCGTTTTTAGCTAATTGTAGTTTAAGCTTTGCTTCCTCTTCTTTTTTCTTCTTTTCCTCTTCAGTCAGAATATTGTCATCAACTATTCCTTCACCAATTTGTGCAGAAGATTCATCATAAGATTCTTGTCCTAATTCAAATTCGCTTGCCATTGTTATATTGTTTTCTTCTTATTACCAGTATTGGTTTTGCTTTTGTTATTTTTCTCCTCTTTTGTTCCAGGCTGCTGCTTATATGTTCTATCGCTATTTCTGTTGTATTCAACATTAGCACCTTTAACTTCATTATCCAACATTGCTGCAGTTGCGTTATCTAAATTGTATACTATTTGTGTAACAGGAACCGTTGTGTTTGTACTCCATCCCGATTTAGTTACAGCTTCTTTTAAATGAGGAAGCTTCATTGTAACTGACTGATATGTTATAATTATTTTAGGTATAGCGTTATCTATAAGGTTTGGATTTAAACGCACATCATCAGCAGTTAATAGTTTTGATTGCCTAGTTTCTTCATCAAACGTGTATAAAGCCATTTCGTATTTCGTAGCCAAACCTCTATTCCCATCACCAAACGCACCATTTGTTGGCGATAATTTTGCATTTCTCAAGTCAGCTACGGTAAGATTTCCTACCTCTAACCCTGTCAACACATTATACATAACCTTGTCACTTTCACTGAAGTCAGTTGGATGCTTAGTTTTAAGATGTTTTAGATAATCCTGTGGTGCAACTTGATCTCCATTTAAATCATAAGTTACATCAGTTACTCTTTTGTCATATGACTTATTATCTCCTGCATTTTTTATTTCCCCTTTTAATTCTCCATACTTACCACCACCTACAAGGTTTCCTTGATCATCTATTTTAAGATCCATTTCAAGACCATAGTGATTTGCAAAAGCATTAGCAACACCAATTCTGTATTTATTGATTTGAGCGGTAGTCATACCTGTTGCTGGTATATTCGCTTTATTTGGTGCAGCTTTTGCAATTTCATTCTTCAATGAAGACACCTGTTCAGGGTTTGCTGAAAGGTCTGCCTTATCAGTAAATATTGTGAAAGCTTGTTTTCTATTGCGATTATTGCTATTACTGCTTGAGTCTTCTCTAGCTTTTACAAAGTTTACGTTTGTTTTAATTTCTGCACCTATAAGACCGTAAACATAATCTAAAGCATATTGTCTCCATTCTTTTTTCTCTTGAGCGTTAGTACCAACATAGAAATTGTTTTGCTTTAAAACAGCATCAACAACTTGCTCTACTCTTCCGTCTTTATAGAATTTTTTAGTAGCACTTACAACCTTATCGTGTGTTTTTGAATGGTAAACTTCATCGTATGCAGCTATTAAGTCCGCATTACTTTCTGGCTCTTTAAATATACCGTTTATCATAGGCACAATATCAGCTTTAATATTGTCCACTACTTTTGTATCAAGTACATTTGTCATGTTATCATAAGCGACAAGATTAGAAGACGTTTCAAACCATTCCTTTCTTCCTTTTTTAGATAGTAACTTATCAATATCAAATTGACCTTCTTTGATTCTCATAGCAGACTGTATTACTACAGGTGGATAAAAACCTTCAGATTTTTTCATACCTTTTAAAACTGCATCCGCTCTCTTGTCTGCGTCTTTTTGCTCTCTTGACAGCCTTTTCATTTGTCGCATATCTGAACGATACTTAAGAGCTAAAGGATTGCTTACGTCAGCTAAAACTTCGAATTTCCAATTTGTCTTTTCCCCATATTCCTGAAGAAGGTCATCCATCTTTTCATCAAAACCTTTTTGGAATTGTTGTGCTGTGTCTATGTCTAATAAGTTTAAAACTTTTTTTCTAATCTTACTTCTTTTTGCGGCAGCTTTTTGTTGTGATTTGTTTCTTTGTGCTATAAGCCCTAAAGGAAGTAAGTTACCCTCACCAACAAAAATGTCCACATTACCCACTACTTTACCTTGGTAGCTTCCTACTTTTATTGGTCTATCGTAATTCGGGAACAATTCTCTTCGTGTTGCGTCTGCAGCAAAACTACCCCGTGCTGTATCTCTTCCAGGTTGCCTTCCATATATCTCCGCATACCTTCTAGCTTCATCTATTCTTTCTGGAGTGTAAGTGTCTAAATCAACTTCATCTTTTGTGATAGGTTCATTAACTATGTCACTAGCATCAACATCTGCCTCAACGCCTGGACTTTCTCCGTCTTGCATTTCATCTATTACTTCCTTTGGTATTTCGGTCTGCTCAACATTATTTACGCTATTAAGTATACCATCCCTTTCTTGATCCAAAAAAGATTCTGTTTCATCAGTGACAAAAGTGTTAGTGTTGTTAAGTGCAGCTTTTTGCACACTTTGTACAATTTTGTCTACGTTTGCGTTTTTTTTATCCATTACTAAATAAATTTAGTTGCCTTTTTGGTTTATGTCTTCAGCCGTTCCTGAACCTCCTGTGTCCAAATCAAGCCCCATAGCTGTTGTAAGATTTGAAAAACCTCCTTTCTTAAGAGCAGCTGCTTCAGCCTCTAACTTTTGCTGTTTCATTAGTTGAAGCTCTAGTTTTCTTTGTGATATTTTATCAATCACAGTACTGATTAGCTGATCTTTTCCGCTAGCCGCAGCTTTTCCTGTAGCGTCTAATTTAACTAAAGCATCAGCAATAGACTTTTGATTTCTAGCCTGTCCTACCAAAGCAGTACCTAATCCACCTCCTGATATCCGTAAAGCATTCCTATTCATGCTTTTTAGGTTTTGGTCAAGAGCCTGTCTTGTTCTACTCATGTCAGTTCCAGTACGTAACGCAGTAGCCTCTCTTTGTATTCTAGAAAGATTTTGTCTTACTTCCGGATCTTCATCCAAAGGCTGCATTCCTCTAGCTTGTCTCTTTTTTATAATACCTGCTATATACTGTGCAGCACCAAACGCACCACCTAAAAACAGCTTTTTGTTGTTTTTAATTTTTTGTAGTGCTTTTTTAACCATACCTCCCTGACCAGAGGTATCTCCATCGTTTCCTTGAAATTTTGAAGCTCCTGCAGGTTGAGACACCATTGTTGGATCTGCTCCTCCTGCTGCTCCTGCTGCTCCTGTTCCTGCTCCTGTTCCTGCTCCTGCTCCTGCTCCTGCTCCTGCTCCTGATGCTGCCGCTGCTGCTACTGGTGCTGCCATAACTATTAACCTTTTAAATTGTGTATAATCAAATTTAACTAATTTAAGCCATATAAACTTGCCTTTATTTTAGCACTTTATATTGCACTTCTGTGTTTATCACCTTAAACTCTTCTTGCTTGTCATGTGTTATTTTGAAAAACAAAATTCTTCCTTGTACTCTTTTCCTGTCCGCTGTTTTTCTAGGCACATACTGCTCAAACCCGTGATAATCTTTTAACACCGCAGGTAACGCTACAGCGTCTAAGGTGCACACAGGGGTGTCTGCATCTAACTGAGCTTCTGTCTCATAAAAGTCTACCTTACTAGGTTTATTGTCGGAACTAACTCTAATTCTAGAAAACTCTTTATCGCTAGAAGTGTCTCCCCTTGTTGTTCCCGTAGTAGTTTTAGACTTTCCTTTACCTGTTGATGTATTTATAACGAAACCTTTGATGGATTGGTTATATATTAAGTCTCCTGTATTTAGCACATAAGTCTCTCCATTACGCATTCCATAGAGTTCATTATCAAAAGAAAGATATCTATCAAAATCATGAGAGTTAGTGCCGAGCCAGTGATCATTCAAAGCACCAAACATTGGCGTTACACATTTTTGTTTCTTTACACCGCTAAACTCATTATATGTTGCAGTCATATTGATTGATGTTACAACTTGGTTTTCATCTACAAAAACAGTTATATAATAAGCTTCACCAGGATTTACTACTGTTATCACATTAGTAAATGGGTTTTTAAATCTAATAGAATTTCCCGTAGGGTCTACTACAACCTTAACAGCAGTAGTTAAAAGTTGTCCATTAAAACCACCAATAACTATAACCGAATCATCGGTAGGGGTTCCCGTAAGAAATAATGTGGGAGAAGCGGCTGATACTCCAAAGTATTGATTTCCTGAATTGGCAACATTGCCATTATAAGCAATATTTAAAACAGATCCTATAGCGTCTGAAGAAATGGGATTCCACTGTAAATAAGTAACACTAGACGTATCTACCTCTGTGTTATTTTCTTTATCGTTAAAAGAAATCCAATATTCATTATGCAGAGTATTGTAGACACCTGTTAAATCCGTACTGTATCCTGTTCCAACTTTTTGCAAGAAATCTTTCCACAATCTACTGTGATATTTTTTTCTTCCAATATCTTCAAGTTGATTACCTGTAAGTCTATAAGCTGAATTGTAATTAGCAAAATAAATTGAAGAACCACTTTCTGCAGCTGTTCTCCACATTTCATCGGACATACCGGTACGCTTGGTTAGCCATATTTGTTTTTGGACTCCTCTTGTGGCACTTTCTATAGCAGCTAACTGCGAGCCACTTACTTCGCTAATAATTCTTTTATCGGTTAAACAAATAGCAATACCGCTATCAGTAAATGCAATAAGGTTGTTTCCTTTGCCGCTATCTGAATCAAATAAATACTTTATTTCACCTGTGTTATCAGACAAGTCAAAAACATTTAAAGCTGGAAAACTTCTTACACTCGGACTATCTTGTACGTTTACAGGCTTTTCTGCTGACCATATAATCCTAGTGCAGAACTTGCTTTGATCCGTAAACCCAACTTTAGGCTTGCTTGTATACAAAGTAAAATTATTGTATTGAGCGTAATCAATATTTGTCATTTGTGTAAAACGGAAACCACCGTAATTCCAATACTTCACTTCATCTCCATACTCAGTCGTATAAGCGTCATGAGTTGTAACCGTAGGATTGTTGTCATTCCACTTGTTCGGCCTCTGTCTGTAGTGCGTTATCGGAAAGAATGTGTTTAAGGTTTCTCTAGGGGTAGATTCACCATAAAAATACGGTATACCATGTCTGGTTTCTGCCGTATACATTAGTAACCACTGTCTCATTCTTGACGGTTCTTGCCCTAGTATCTTATCATGCTTTAATGTCTCAACATTCTGTATATTATCAGACAACACGTCCAATCCTGACTTAACCATAAATATTCTTTTATTTACAGTTACTTTTCTATAAGGCATTCCAATATTGATTCTATGCTTGTTTGCGGCATCAATAGGACAACCTGTGCTTTTGTACTTTAAATCGTATATAGGGTGAACACTTTCTCCTACATAAGTGTCTCCACCAAAAAATCTAATAGGTATTCTTTTGTCCCAATCGACATATACTTTATGTCCTTTTTTCGGAATAAAATTATCGTCTGGATACAAAGATGTATTTACTCCCGAAGGCCAACCTCCTGTATCAAACTTTAATGCAAATCGCCTATTATTATAGTCTGTGTGTTTGTATATACCGTAAACTCTAGTTGATGAGCCGTCTGTTGATTGGTAGTAGCCATTGTTCTGTATGTCTTGCAGTATAGTGTTAATTTGTGACGCTGTTTTAAAAGTACAATTAATCCACTTTTTCTCGTTTCCTTGACTATCAATAACAGTAACAAATCTATCTAAATTATAATACTCAGCAGACTGAGTAGGCATTAGTGTTTCTGCTATTTGATTACCACTAGAGTCTTGTAAATCAGGTATACAATCTTCCCATCTTTCATCAACTAAGTTTGCTGTTATAGGATCTGTATCATCTAAACTAGCTGCCACTAAAGAGCGTACATGCTGTATTTGACCTGTTGGTATGTAATCTTGTATCTGAGGGTCTTCTACAGAGTTAGCATTTCTTACAATAGAGCAAACATATACTGGCTCGTGCCAATTTCTTACTGCTTCGTCTTGAAAATCTAAAGAATACCCAGAGCCTAAACCTCCTGAAGCGTAAACATCTTTATCTAAAGTAACTTCCCAATAGTGACCCCCTCTATCTCCTGCTGTAGTACCTGCACCTTTTATTACTTTTATATTGGTGATATTAAATAAATTTGAATTAGTTCCTGTTCCAAAAGCAGGAGGTATTGGCGAAGACTCTCTTCTCCATTCACCCCAAGAAACATATCTCTGTCCATCTGGACCAGGTATTCCCATGCTACTACTTTCCATTGGGTTGAATTCAGCAGAAACTTTATCTCTCATTAACCTAGCATAAGAAATCATATCAATACCAAAAGTCGGAACTGCACCACAAGCTTTTTCATTGAAGTTATAATACTCACTACTAAACCCTAATGGACTTTCCATTTTCAAAGAATACTCCCCCGTACCAACACCGCTTAAAACCTGGTCAAAGATTTGTGGATACAATCCACTATCTTGATTCATATCGGGGGAGTAAAACCACACTCTGTTTTTATACTTCATTGTGTTAGCACCAAATAAACCATCGGCACTCTTTAAAGCATAAAATGCCAGCCCTTGGGCTTCTACTTTTTTAGCAGGTTGAGTTCTCATTATTGAAAATGATTTTACCCAGCTAGGTAGATTTATTCCTTCAATAGAAAATCCTTTTGCATAATAATTTGGTGCAAACATTTTCCTAGAAGGAGAAACCACTTTACCTGTTCTGCTTCTGTAAATTTCTTGAGTTGGATTATAATTATGATTAGTATAACTATCTGCGGGGTAATAAGGTCTTAAACCTCTAAACCCTAAATCTTTGCATTTTATTTTTTTACCTGCACAGGAAGTAGATATTTTTTTTAATGAATCCGCATTACTACATGAACCAAAATTTTGTTCTCCATCACCTACGTTTCTGTAACACTTTCTTCCTTCGTCAATCATGTTTACAAATGAACACCGCTCAGTTTTACCTACTGCGTCATCCATATCAAATACTTCATGACAATAATTTGCTCCACCTAGAGTTAATGCAGCTTTAGGAATGCCTTTAATTGATGTATCTATAGTTTCTTGAGAGACAGGATCTCTTCTTGAAGGAACTTCTACATTACCAGCACCGTCTATCTTTTTTACAAATGACCTAGAACCGTTTTCATCCATAGCCACTATACCAAAACCATACTTTTCAGTAGACATATAGCTTTTATGGTAAGCATAATTATATGGTAAACTATGTCCACTTTTGCCTAAAGCTTCTATTGTTGGGTGTATTTTTGCAACTCCTCCAACGGTATCGAAAGTTAAGTCTGTGTCAATGTCTTTACTGGCGTATTGAACATTACCTAAATAAAGTTTGTTTTCGTAATACCTTATCGACTTAGCCTTTGCTACAGCGTTTAATACATCAGCTTCTTCTTCTTGGGTAAGATCTTCTACCTTGCTTAAAGACGCATCTTCGACATCGAATGAACCAACCTCACCTTCTTCAATATCTATTTTTAATATAACCTCACCTGCAGGCGGTGTTCCTAAAGCAGTACCACTAGTCCATCTAATACGAATAATTTCTATGTAATCGTAGTTGTTAGTATTACTAACCCTAACCCTAAGTCTTATTGCGAATTGTGTCAGGTTTGTTTCGTTAGGCAAATCACCCATTGTTTTGGAATATGGGTATATTGTGCTTTGAGATGAATATTGACTTACAACAGGTATAGTAGGCGTAAACATCCCTACATTTGTTCTTTCTCCAGAATCCGACACATACCTCATTGCATACGCATATGTTCCTACAGGTAAACCTCCTGCACCATTTCTTTTTCTATAGCTTATAGATGTTGAACCAGTTGATTCAAGATCGATAAATTTTGGAACATTGAGACTACCTTGTAAAGAAAGTTTATATTGATTCGGATTGTATTGTGAAAAATACTTATCACTACAATCGGATGAGTTAAAAATCCCTGCGTTAATCATTAAATCCTCTACATTAAAAAACATAGGGGTATTAAAGTTGTCTGTTACATAAACCTCTCCTCCTGCACAGGATTCGTTCTTAGCAATTTGTAAAGGATAATCGTGTCTTATTGGAAAGTCAGGGCTTTTTAAAACTATCGTGCCATTAATTCTAACGAAAGAATCTAAAGCTTGGTTTTCGTCTGCCCAAAATTCTATGATATTATCATTAACCTCAACTGTACCTATACATTTATAACTAGAAGATAATGGACTACTTGTTCCGTCTTGACAATTATTATCTACTGCAGCATAATGTATTTTCTCACCTTTTATTTTAGGCAATGCACCATTATCCCCATCCATGTCTGTAGGACGCATGTTGCAGGCATCTAGATATGAACCTTCATCTCCACTGAGAAATTCTTTTTCAATATCTCTATTTGCCCCTTTTACGTAGGTTTTTGAGTCTTTAGGATGATGTAATTGTTTCATTCTTACTTATGTAATGCGTTTGATATGTATTCGTCCATTGATTCTTTTTCGAAAGAATTCATACTGGATATTCTAATCTTTGCTTTTTCTAACTCTTGATTATATTTTGCGTCTGCTCTATCTAAAAGACCAATCCACTTTCGTGGCTCTACCGCTGATTTAGCTAACCAAAACTGATACTGAACATATGCATTTACTGCTCTTTCAAAAAACCTGGGAATAACCGGAGTGTCTCCAACCTGTATACCCATTCCATTATAAGTTATTCTTATTTTGGAAAATGCTGCACAACCAGGGCTTAAACTAATAATGCCATTCTCTACAGCTGCGTAGTAGTAATTGCTAACACCTCTAGTTGAAGGCAAAATAGGGTCATGTCTATTAGCTTTTTCTGTAGGCATATTTCTTGTAGCCGCACCATCAACTTTTTTTTTGTTATTGTAGTTTCTTTTCCAATGAACGGTAGCGGATGAACTAGGCGTACAACAATCACCGTTATACAAAACCATTAATCTAATATTAAAAGCATTATCTATCATTGGAAGATTCAAGTCCGAAGGAACATCGAAATCATCCGTAATTTTTTGATAAAAAGTATCAATAGCTATTTCTTGAAGTGCATCTTGTATTCTGGAAATATACCAACCTTTAGACATTCCACTTCTAAAATCCTTATCTGCCAAAGCTTGTGAAGCTTCAGCTAAAATGTGATTCACTGATAAGTAATCGTTACTGTCCATTTGCTAATTGATTTTGTATTCTTTGTCTTTGTTCTTGTTGCGTTGCAGCTTGATTAACAATCTGCTCTTCTGTAGGCTGTGGAGTTTCTGTTTTTGGAACTTGATTAACAGAACGTCTTGTTAAGTCTGATCCGTCATTAACTCTTTCTTGTGGTGATATTAAGATAAATCTTCCTAAGTTTAAAACTCTTGTTATTAACTCTTCTATCAACCACTCTGGTAATGGAATCTCTTCATCTAGATTACACACCTGTGATGGGTCTTGACTACAAACAATACCTATTTCTACGTCAGAAACATCTATACACTCTAAACCTAAAAAGTATATTCTATTTACATTGTCACAATTATTAATACCTGTAACCCTGTAAAAGTATGGTTGTTTTGGACTTGGTCGCTCATACTCGTCCATTTGTAACCTCATTGATTCTCCAGGAGATGTAGGTTGAAATTGAACTTGTGAAAAATTAGGCCCGGTACAACAGCAACCTGTGTCGTAATTGTACGTTATATACTGAATGCCTTTGTCATTATCCATGTCAAAAACATCAGTAGGAATGTCAATATACTTTTGATTTTTACAATTAGCGTCCGTATATACAGGAACACTACAGAACCTTGTTAGATATCTCGCTAAACCTATCTCTTCTTTGTTCTCCCTCCTTAAACGATTCGTTACTACCTGAATCCAAAAAACAACTTGAGCAGGTTGCACAGTTGTGTCGTCGTGTACTTTCTTGTAAGACTCAAGTACGTTGTATAATACGTGTCTATATGTTGCCATAACTAACTAATTGCTCTTAACAGTATTGAGATATCTTGACCACTAATTTGACTAATATTCGTGCCATCTCCTTGCTTATATGCAATATAAGCTAAAGCTTTGTTAAATAGCAACGAAAATACAGAATCCGGAAACTCAATACTATCAGTTAGTGCGGTAATTTTGGTCGGTTTTTTAATATAAAAAACAGTTACCTCATCGTTAACAACAGCAGGTCTTACTTCGATTTCTTGCTTTTGTGGTGCCGAGTCATTAGAACGATAATCAAATGGACTTAAATATGCGTACTCTTTTAAAGTGTCGCATACAGCGGTACCAGCATAGCCTGCAGCAAATGGGTTTTGTTTGTTTAAAGCCCATTCTTCTATAGTTAGTCTTTTAGCGGAATAATCAGATGTTATATGATATTTGTTAGTAACATGAGCACTTTCCTTTTTATCCGTAGGCTCTGTATATGTACCATCATTATCCCCTGTTGTTGGAAGAGGATACACCGCTAGAATTGTCCATGGATCATCAGGAAATACCTCTAACGATATTCTAGAATCACTTGATGTTCTGAAAACTCTAGCAAATGTTAATTCCCTAAATATTTCCTCTCCTAATTTTTTTTGTCCTAAGACAGAATTGATAACCGATATCAGCCACTGAACTGAAGAATTTATAGCTGGTATAATATCTTCATTATCACCATAGTGATCAGCGTTCTCTGCGTCTAATGCAAATCTTATTTTATCCGCTAAATCCTGTGCTGCTATCGCCATCTTTTATGTTTTTATGTGTAAACATCCTGTCCGGAAGCTACACCTTTGTTTATAAGCTTATTTGACTCACCTGCTTGAGCTGCGTTTAATGAGTTAACGTGATAAGACTTTTTGTTGTTACTTTCTGCGTTCAAATCTTTTCTTGTTAACTTCTCAACCAGCTGCTTTCTAACAAGGTCAATGTCTGGTGTATTTGTATTAACGCCCTCCATTCTAGCTCGTTCTACTGCCTGCATATCGCTCATATTGCTAACCATATGATTGATTTCAGTCATTTTTTCTGCAAACGTAACATCTACAGAAGAAGCGTCACTGATTGATTCAAAAAACTTTACACCAAACAAAGTATGTTCTCTCAACCATTTTACCAGGGCTTTACTTTGAACAGTAACTGAACAAACAGAAACTATTTCCATACCTCTTCTAGCAGCAGTTCTTCTTTCGTATCTGTAAGCTTTAGAAAACTTAATACCACCATCTACAGGTGCGTGTACAATTTTTCCTCTTCTTTTATCCCCATAAACTCTCCATGTACTACCATAAGAGAAAAACATTACGGGGTCTTCTAAATAATCATCTTCTACAGATGGCTCTAAACTTTCTTCATTACTGCTAGATGCTTTTGCCTCCAGTCTATTAATTTTAGCTTGAAGGTCTTTAATAAGTGTCATTTCCGCACTTTCTGTTTCAACAGATTGAGGTATCTCACTTAGTTTTTTTGCAGCTATTTCTTTTGCTTCTTGAGTAGCTTTTTGCTGCGATGCTTTCTCATTTCCCTTATTAACTGAACTTTTCATTTATCTTTTCTTACGTTGTTTTAAAAAGCCTGCCCAATTATGAGCAGGCTTTCTGTATAAATTAAGTATTATAGTGTTACATCGATGTATCCACAAGCTAAAGGATTGTTGAACTGAACACCGTAGTTAGCGTCAACCCACATTTCCTTGTATCTCTTTGGAACACCTTGAACTCTATCAAGAGTTTCTCCTGATCTCTCACCCCACATTGATCTCAATGTAATGTTCTTCATATCTACGATGAAGATTCTGTTTGCGAATGCAGCAGGGAAAGATGCGTCACTACCAAATCTTGAGTAAGGAACCAATACAATTCTAGAAGAACCTAAATCGATTTCTTTAAGACCTAGTTTAGCAATCTCATCATTCGGAGTGTATCTTGTCAAAGTATCTTTGTACTGCTTAGAAAGCTTTAAGATAATCTTTGGAGTAGCAAAAGCCATTCTCACTGCACCATACTCACCAAATTCAGTATCCAATACTGTGTCTTCAAAAGACTCTTTTAAAGTTGCTAATGTTGCAGAAGCGTTTGGAGAACCAGCAGCAACCATCGCAGGGTAAACACCTTGAGTAAGTTTTGCTTTATCACCATTAGCTAAAATAGCCTCACCTTTTTCACCATTCCAAAATGCATTTGAAATATCTGTTCTGAACTGACTGAACATTGCGTTCTTTTCCATTTCAATAAAATTGTCAGTTGCAGCAGCTTTTTGAAGCTTGTACAACTCAACTTCACCATAACGGATTGTTTTAGAAAACAACTGTACGTAGTTGTAACGCTCAGTAGTTGTAGCTCTAAACATGTTTGCAAATCCATCTGCACCATCAGCTTCAACAGGCGATAGTAAGTGAATGTTATCTCCACTTGTTACAGTAGGAACGGTATCTCCATTTAAAGGAGTAATTGTAACAATTTTAGTAGTTGTGTTAACGTCAGTTACAATACCTTTTTTGTTGTTAGGATATACAATTACATAATCCTCTGCGATATCGTCTACCGAGGTTAACGTAATAGCTTGAGTTGTTGGGTAAGTTACACCAGCAGGCGATGAAGCAGCTACTGAAACTTTTCTTTGATAATCCATTTCCTGGTAGAAAAACTCATCAGAGTTTACAGGAACTGATGGCTTCATGTTTAACAGTTTCAAATCCATGAACTGTTGTGGTGAAGCATCAAAGATAGCTTTGTTAGTAATCTTCTCTACTAAAATAGAGGTATCGTGACTGAAGTCACTAGCATACTGTGAACCAACTGAGTTTAAGTTCACTATGCTCTTGTCTGAAGCATTGTCGTAAATTGCCATTTTTTTTCTTTTTTACTTTTTGTTAACTAATTAATAATTAAGAATATGGGTCTTCTTTAAATTGTCCTTGCAGGTGGTTTACAGATTGCTCTGTTCTAGCAGCACTATGACCTTGCTGGCTTCTAGAAGTTTTCACTTTACTGTTACCTCTGCTAAAGAACTCTTCTTTAGACTCATTCTTACCAGTTCTTTTCGCTTTGGTTACTTTAGCCTTTATGATCTTTTCACCATACAAAGCAAAAGCAATCCTTTTGGCAGCATCTTTAATATATTTGCCATCTTCTACGAATAGACTATTAATATCACCGTTAACCAAGTGCCGTCTAATTTTTTGCAACTGACTGCTACTGAAGTTAGGGAACTCATCCTTTAAAGAATTGACGGAACCAAGTGCAGAACCTTTGAAAGCCTCTTCGCTTTCCTCTTGTTTCTTAATCACCTTGGCACGTTCTTTCTCTATAGTCTTCTTATCTGACGCAAACAATCTTTGAGAGGAATCATAAAAATCTTCAATTCTATCATTATACTCATCCTCATCAATATCCTCTTCATCCAGTTTTTTGCGTAAAGATTCATACCTTCTTTTGAAGTAATGCTCAACAACGGCCTCTTTGTTAAGTTCTTCAAATTCTGCATTAAAATCTAAATGCGTAGCTGCATTCGAGAATGCTGATCGCCAATCCTCACTTTCACTGTAAGCTTGGATGGCATCCTTAATTGGTTGTGGTAAAGAACCTAATCCTTCAACTATTTTCTCATTTTGTTCTTGTACTTGAGTTAGTTGTTGACTATCGTTCCTCCACTTATCAACCGATTCAAAGAGCTTTGGGTAATCTTTGGCACCGTACTTTTTCTTCATAAACTCATCAACTTCTTTTCTGTCTTTGAATTTATACTTAGTACCTTTTCTACCTTTATTGATTCCGAAAACATCGTCTTCATCATCAATGTCCAAGGTTTCTTCCTCTTGTTCACTCTCTTGAGTTTCCTCTTGAGTTTCTTCTTCCTGTTCTTCTGCTTCTTCTTGCTCTGTGTCTTGAACTTCCTGAGTTTTACTCTTTTCAATTTTGGATAATTCCTCCATCATTTCTTGATACTCAGGCATTTCCTTTATGGCTGGATTAGTTTTAGCCATATTCATTATGTGGTCTATTTCAGCTGCTCTTTCATCTGTAGTCTTGCCCAGTGGTTGACCACCCGTTTCTCTTTCCTGTGCCGTAGGATTACTCTGTTCTTCTTGTTGCTCTGTTTCCTGAACCTCTACAACTTCTTGTTCCTCAGTTGCTTTTGATTCACTTTTCTCTTCAGACATATTTCATTACATTTTACATGACAATATACGCAAATATATCAATAAATGTTTAACTAGAACGTAGCATTCTTTTTATATTGTCTGCAATCTCTGCATCTTCCTCGTTCAGTTCACCATCTTTTTTTAGTTCAGCTCTAGTCCTTTCTCTCTGATCCTGAAGCTCCCCTCTTAATAATGTTTGGTCTACTTCATGTTGTCTGGCTCTTTCAGATTCTTCCATTTGCATTTCCATCATTTGCTCTTGGTCTAACCTAGCCATTTCCTGTTCTTGTTGAGCGTCTGCCATCATTTGGTTTTCTGCAGCCATTTGTTGGTTATCCGTTCTGTTGGTAGCAGTTTTAAGATTAATCTGATGCTGTCTCATTGCTGTAGCAACTTCATCAGCGTCTGCTCTGTTAAATAAATTAGCAGCTACATTATTGTCTATTAATCCCATTTGGAATAACGTCAATATTAAATTGTTCGTAGTTTCCAATTGTGTTTCTTTTGGCTGTGACCTTTCGATAAAAATTCTAAAATCCTCTAACATCATTTCTTTTGTAATGTTGATTCTTTCTAAACCTTTGTCTCCGGTTATCATTGTAAGCTTTCTAGGGTTGTCGTGGTAAATCCTTTTACCAACTGTAGCCATATGTTGGTATGCTTGCTTAAGTATTGATGTTAAAGCAAAATAAAATGGCTCTTGAATTAAGGTACCTCTTTGTATTTGAGATTGAATAACACCAACTAAAGAGTCTCCTTGAGTTCCTGTCATAGCCTCATTTATCCCTGTTACATCCTGAAGGCTTACCTGCATTTCTTTAACTAAGCTAAAAATCTGGTTAACACCTCCACCAAGATCGGTACCATACGTTCCAATAGCATTTTGTACTGACCCAGTCCTTGTAATGTCAACAGTAATTGGTTTGCCTTTATTAATGTTTCTTTGAATTTTTTCCTCACCATCTCTAGGGTCTATAGCGTTTTTAGCTATAACAGTTCCTGAACCTCTCATGTTATTCACATGTGATTCCGCTATGGATAGCATCCTATTAATAAACCTTTGAGGTTGTATTGCGTCATCTAATGGTGAAAGAACTTCTCCTTTATCATAAGACCAAGCGTAAAACTTAATTGGAAACTCTACATTAGAAGGGTCAAACCAATATGTTTCTTCATACGGCAAAATACCGTGTTCCAAAACTATATCTTCGCTTCCTGCTCCTAAATTACCAACTTCTTCTTTTGGTATAAATGTGCAATACCTTAGTACGTCAACGTATATTTTTGCTTTCTTCTTTTTACCTAGTATTTCTTTATGAGAATCGTTTGGTGGGTCGATTAAGTCTTTTGTAGTATAAGCACTATTTTCGTGATCGATTAAAGTAAAGAAAGGGTATCCATACTCATCATTAACCCATCCATACCACTGCTGTTCCGTATCTTTCCAGAATGTTTCAAATACAGGTATCTTACTTCCTGTATGGTTGTAAAACTGCTGTACTATCTTATTGACCGATGTGCTTTCGTTTTTAGAAGCTTGTTCAATTGTTCTTCTTTGTTCATTAGTAATGCCTTGCCATCTTTCTAGAATTGATGGTACATCATGGTAATACCATCTACCTTGGTACTCTGCATCAGTTAAATCAGGTTTTTGTGCTGATCTATCAAACCAACAATACATTGGGTCAACTGCTTCTCCAATATAATTTGAGTTATACTCAGAACCCATATATGCACCTAAACCAGTAATGGCTAAATGCTTTGTAGTAATGAATTTTATTTGGTCAATATCAACATGCTTTTCCATCCATTGCAATAAACCATTAATATCTCTTTCGTATTCATTGACGAATACATTTTCAAATATCTCCATGGTTTCCTCTCTCGTCTCACCGAGAGGGATGCTTTTATCGATATGCTTTTCCATTAAATCATCTGACTCTCTAGCGTCATGATAAAATGCAAGCTTTGCCAATTCTTCTTCTCTTTTGTTGATTACATAATCAGATTGAGCTTTTGCTCTTGCACGATATGGTAGTCTAATAGCATTACCTACGTACTGCTCTACCATTGGTCTAATCATGTTCTTTTGAAACTTCAGTCGATTCCGAATATCTCCGGACTCATCCATAAAGAAAGCTTCTAGGTCTTCATCAAATATCCACTGATTACCTTTGTAGAATGACCAGTTAATCATTGATTTCTTTACGTAAGCCTGGTGTAATGGATGATTCAATCCATTTAAAACCCACCTACCAAATCTTAAATGATAATCTTTATCTTTCTTCTCCTCTATTCTATTTGGCCTATGTGATTCAGTTATGTAAAACAGCATACTTTAAAGTTTTAATCTTGGTCTATTTCTGATAAAACATCTTTAAGCGATATCTTAACTTCAGCTTTACGATTGTTTTTCTCAACTATCTTAATACCGAAACCACCTTCTATCCTATCTACAAGTTTTGGCAAATCTGCCGATACCTTAGATAGTAATGCTTGATATTCTTTCTTTTCATCACCAGTCATCATCTTCCTGGTTTGCTTGTCAATTATAACAAGATCTTGCATTGCTTCAAAAATATACTCGGTATTTAACTTTGCTTTTAGTCTTACAGTTGGAACATAAGTAGTCATTTTTGCAATTGCCAGCTTTAGCTTTGAAGGTATAATTCCTTTTCGTAAACCGTCTATCATCGATTTATCTCTTCGGTATCCTTCAAACGCAGTTTCAGCTGCTTGCACAACTCTAATCTTTTTGTCCAGTTTTGCTAAAGGGCTAGTACGATTTCCTACATACCAACAAAACTTTAATTCTCTTGCGTTTAATTCCTCAAATTCTTCTACATCTGCGAGTTCTGGATAATCCAGCTTCATATCTCGCTTGGATGGTTCAAATAATGAAATTACTAACTCTTTACTCATTTCTCATTTTACGATAAAAAGAAGGGGAGGTATACTCCCCCGTTTTTTAAATAGTAATATAATTCTTTACAGACCCTGCTAATGCTGCAATGCTTGCGGTATCCAAACCTCTAGATCCGGAAGATGCTGTTTGAGCTAAAATTTGGTCAATATCTGTTTCTAAATCAGAGAAGTTTGTTGCACCTTCACGAACATAAATTACAGCTTCTACTTCCAAGAAAGCTTTTTGTCCACTAATAGCGTTATGCGAAACAGGCTTATCGTAAATAATAGAATACTTAGTGTACTCTCCATTAGTTTGTGATGCCCCTTTTCTAGCTGCTTCAACTTCAGCAGCACTTCCTGCCGGAGCTACAAAAGCAGTATTTGTAGTAACCGATGCACCAGCTGATGATGAAGTAATACCTCCTCCTGATAAAGCCGAAGCCTTCATTGTAAGCTGAACTACGTTTGTTGAAGCAACTGCAGTTACAACAGCGTTAGGATCATTGTTTACATCAGCTACAATAGCTGTAACAATTGCTGCAGCGTTAGTAGGTGCGGTTTTACCAATCATGGAGTACGTTCTTGTTTTTCCGTTATGCTTAACTGAAAGTGTGTACTCGGTATTAGCTGCTGGAGTAATTGCTGTAAAATCAATATACTCTTTTTCGGCAGTACCTGCTGCATAAGATGTTTTTGAATAAGACACAATATTCTTCCATTGTATCGGTAAAATTTGGTCTGCTGCTCCTGAGTCCAGCGACACTTTTCCATTTGAAATAACAATATCTGCTCCCGAAGCTTGCAGAGTGTTAAGTACGGCTACGTCGTAATTTTTTTTTGCCATGATTAAAATATTTAGTTAATACAGAAGAAATGCAGTTCTTCAGTACAGTTATAAAAAACTCTGCACAGTATTACTATTCACAAATATAATTTTTTTTCTTATACAAATCATCTAGTTAATTAAGATACTTAACAACCTCTCCTTTGTCATTCACCTGTGCTAGACGCATTTGAAAGTTGGTTTCTCTATTCTGAACGTACTTTGTAAACACTTTGTTCGATTTTGCACCACTAATTTTTCTTGGCTCAAATCTATTGTGTGCGTCTGCATTAATATACGCATAAGTTATTGAGAATATAACATCATCAAAATCAAACTTCAAATCAGCTGCTTGAAATCTACTTTGTCTGTGCGAGGTTGTTCCTTTCAAAGACTTCTCGACAAATGTTTTACATTGTATCCAGAACCATGGAATGTATATGTTGTCGGCATATAATTCAATCATTTCAATAATCCTGTTTGTAATCCTTCCTGCAGTAGATGCTTTGTTGGATATACCCCACCACTTTGCAGACCCCCCTTGCAAAGACATTGGCAAATCTGCGTTAGCTACAACACCTCTTTCAAATCCATGCATTTCTCTAAAATCCAAATAAGAATCACCAATATTGGATTCGACAAGATCTTTAGTTTCACGATTGTCCACGTTGTAATACATTCCTGCAAGTATGCATTGCAGATAACATTCCTTGTAAGACCTGATTCTCCAGTTAACTACACACGCAGGAGACATTGCAAGTGCGTCCCATACTGCGGTTGACATTTTGGATTTACCTGTTTCAGAGTTAATAGGGTCAGTTCCCTGGTAGTATCTGAACTCCCAATTCTCTTCAGGGTGCCTCCATATTACTGATGTTGTTCTTTCGTCCTGTATTCCTTTAGTCTTCACAAACTCTACCCCTGTAACTTTATACTTTAAAAACAAATCAGGTGTTGGTTCGTTTATGTCGTATATGGGCTGGAAGTATCCATACGAAGGCTCATCACCTTCCTTGAGCATATAGATTTTATTTATGTGTTTGTTTATTTCATGGATAGGCAATATGGTTGCGGACTTACGAAGAAACATGTCATCGATAGACATTGGATAGTGCTGGTGAAATTGCACCTTACTTCTTTCAGCCTCTACTCCTGTAACGGAATAGTAGTATAATTTTTCTTTTTCAATAATATCTCTGGTCATACCTTCCCTTGCGTATGCATCAAAGAATAGCGGTATGATTCCGTAGTTATAATTTTTTTCTCTCCAGGCTTTGTATGCGGCTTTAAACTCTACTTCGAATACGGCACCACCTTTATCCATTTCCCCACCTGTACCCCAAGCGATAAGTTGTCGCTTCATTTCCATTTGTTTGGTTTTGGGATTGTAGAAGAATAAAGCAGGTCTACCTTCTTTCATCATAGCGGTAAATACATCCATTAGCCCAATCTCATCCATAAGGATAAGGTTTGGTTGACCACCGTTTATTGCATCCACAGATGGTGTAACTACCTCTGCTCTAGAATTGGCTCCTCCTGATTCCCCTTTCTTTCCTTTTTCCTGAAGAGATAACATGTTGTGTGCATCGTTGTATACCTCATTCCTAAGATACCCCGGCACTCTACCAAAAGCCCACTTGATTTTATCACGAAAAATTTCCTCCCCTTTATCCTTGGTATGGGTTACAAACTTTACGTAATACGAGTTATTGAAATTAATTCTTTTACCTGCGAGCAAACCTAGTGTGGATGTAAATCCAATCTGTCTTGCTTTACCGATCATCATGTTGTATCCGCAGTCGGCTAGGAACAGTGTTATCTTTTGGGCTTCCCATGCATCAAACTTAACTCCTCCTCCATCTACGTCTCCTTCTTTCAGGAATCCGTGCTTGTTGCAGTAGTAAAGAGAGTTACCTCTACATTTCAGGTATTCAGATATAATAAAGTTTGCTTGTTCGTCAACATCGTGAAAATCTGTGATGTCGGTTTTATCACGTAGCCATATCTCCGCTTGCTCCTGCCATTTGTTGTAAGGCTCGTAATCAATTTTATTCTGCCATCCTGAATTGATAGAGTCAATCCATTTGACAAATTCCTTCGGATATTCCAAAGGCCGATGATCAGGTTTCCATGCGGAAAAAGGTATGCCTCCTAGGTTCATATAATCAAGCTTAACAACCCGTAGGGTTTTTCAAAATTTTATTTTTCATTATAAGCAGCCACTGCATCCTTGATATTGTTATCAAAAAACATATCCACTTTCTGCTTCTTCTTGTAAATCGATCCCTTCCAAACAATAGAAGGGTTTACGTGATACGTCCTCCTGATGTTCTTCCCTGTTATCATAACAAAGTTCTTTTGGGCTAAACCATCAATTGCATCCTTGGCCGTGTTTACACCGATACCTATTCCTTTTGATAGCCCCCTCATTGTAATTCCTTTTACCAGGTTGTTGTAAGTCATTTTACCAATCAGATAAAAAAGTACCTTTGCTTCGCTTCCGGTTAATTCTTTAGCCATATCAGTAGAGCTTGCCTGGTAAGCCGTAACGTAATCCGGTTTGTACCTTATTGCTTTTCTAATCTTCTGCAATACAAACTGTGCTTGTTCGTTGAGAACAGCTAGGACAGGTATAAACTCCCCTGTGTGTTTATCCATCACATAGACGTGCTCTAATTGAACATTAGCATCAATGCGGTCACATTCATCCTTTATCGCTTGAAATACCTTTAGCTGTCTTTCCATTGGCCGTCTTGTTCTTTCTTAACTTCTCTAGAGATATTAAAATATTACGGTAGTATTCCATTTTAGCCTCATGGTCTTTATCCATCTCTCTTACCATAAACTTGATAATACCTTCGAAGTCCTTAACGGAGTGATCCTGTTTTAAGCTATTACATCTTTTACAGGAATATACTTTGTTGTCGTTAGATAGGATACCGCCTTTACTTTTTGGAATAATGTGGTCGGTAGTTCGATTGCCTTCCCATAATCTAGAGCCACAATAGAAGCACTCTTTATCATTACTCGGCAGCTTATTTCCGTAGCTTTTCCAGCTCTTACTTTTTTCTTTACCCATATTCAAAAAAGGGGAGGTAATCACTCCTCCCCCCAAACTCTAAAACTTATATTCATGGAAAATCATTCCTAATCAAATATATGAAAAATTCCTTTGTAATCAAGACAGTGACAAATTGTATTAATCTCAAATACGCTATTTAACCCTTAAATGCCTGACCATCAGTATAACTAATTATTTCCCCTATATATCTATTTTCTCATACTAGTAAACCATGTCTACATTTATCCTTCGGAATTATGTATTATGGCATTACTAAAAAGCTAGCTGTGCTAACTAATATTCTTTTCTCTCTTCTTCTCTCTTCTCTTCTCCTTTGTATTGCATCCGCATGGGGTATGCATTACATCTGCAATGCGAAACTAATGCACTTGTAATACATGTGTAATGCACTTGCAATGCATCTGCATAAGCTTAACGGTATGTGCATCAGTACTTTAGGGTTTTGATACCCTGTCAAATGTGAAGTTGGTGTGTCGGGGGGTATTACTATAATGAACCGACCCCTAGCCTTTCAGGAGAAAATCGGTAACTTTAACCAGGCCAAGCCATCACAGCAATAACAATCCTTTTTTTGCGACGGGGCCCCACCATCTCAGCCCAGGACAGCTAACGTATTGATTTTCAGTGACTTACAGGACGTCGTGTAGCTTATTTATGGGGCTTTTTGGCCGTCTGGCCGTCCACGGAAAAAAACATCACCCAACACCCACAACTACCACAATCTCAACCACTTAGAACAATTTTAACCTGCTATTTGTCCCCCGTTTTGCTCTTAATGGCCTAACCTGTTAACAATTAGTTAACAACGACAACAAATTTTAAACTCTTCAAACCCCTGTATTTATTGACTCCAGGCCGTTTGTTAGTTTCCTTAGTTAAACTTTTATTTGCTTTATTCAATAATGCGTCGTATCATTGTCCTGTTGCCGAACTAATAGCAACAACTTTAAAACTTTATTAAAATGAAAAAAATAATCGCTTTTATACTATCGGACTTTTTCGCGGAAACATTATTCGCAATACTAATGCTAGGAATGTTAGCTGTAGCAATTTATATCGGAATTATTGACACCATTATAAAAAACATTTAAACAAATCAAATTAATAAACTCTAAAATTTATCAATCATGTACACGAAAACGGAAATTATCAACAGATTAAAAAGAGGTGAAACCTTCTACATGTTAAACCCGACTAAATCGGAATTCAGACACATTTCAGGCATCAAAATTGAATACGCTAAACATGGCCGAATGGAGGGAGAATTGACAAGTATCTACGCAATAAGAAATAGCGAGATACAATACATGTTAGACCTAAGAGGAGACCAGATGAATATTGACAAAATCACCAATAAACAAATGATCTTGTACACGACAAACATGTTTGGAGATAGCGAAACAACAAAAATAAACCTGGACAGAATCGTTTTTGTAACGGACGCGGAATACGTTCAAAACAAAATAGACGAGGAAAAAAGACAATTTGATGAACTATTAAAAACTATTTAACACTAAACACCAGGGCCCGGCCATTGCATACCATCTGCTGGGCCCCTTTAAAACTCAATTAATTAAACTCTAAAATTTATCAATCATGGCAAAGAAACAAATCACACAGGAATTAATCACAGCGGAATCAATCAACTACAAAGATGTTTTGCTGGTAAAGCGTAGATTAAACGCAGGGACAGACACGGAAATTTTAAACGAGCAAATTTATATCGATTTAATCGATGGGGACGACGGAATCAAATACCTTAGAAACCTGCACAAATCACCCACGGGGAAAATAAGAAAGAATAACCCGTTTGGAAACCGTGAAACCGAAATACTAGAAAATTTCACACATTTCGCCCTTGTGGGATTTATGAACCAGGGAAACAGATACCACGACTATTATACGCCAATTTGGGCCGTGAATTCTGCAGATGGGGACACGTTCGAATACATACAGGAAGCAGGAACAATAAAAATAATTTCATAAACCAGGGCCCAAACTGGGCCCCTTTAAAACTCTTTAAAATGAATAAAGTAAAAAAAATATTTGAAAATAACGACGGGCAAATAAATTACGAATTTTTAATATGCATAGCTTCTGCCCTGGTTACATGGATACTAATTTTAAACCGTTAAAACTTTTCAATCATGAGAACAACAGAACAAAACAAAAAGCTAATTAAGAGACTTAAAGAGTCACAGCGAATAATTGAAGACGCAGCCCAAACAATTGCGGACTGGTTTGAGGACAAAGAAAGCAGAGGCCAGGTATACCAGGATTTAATCGAACAAAAGGAAAAAAACCGAAAACTGCTGCAAAAGATATTCAACAACGACGTTCAATTCTTAAACGATTTGTGTAAAATTATAAAGTACAAAACGGTTAAAAATATAGACCGGGGCCAGACAATAGAAATAAATAAAGAGTATGAAATTTACAGCTATCTAGAAGGCAAACAAGTGGTTTTAATTGACAGACAGACAGACACAGAACTATTCACAATATTGCTGGACAAGGCAAACAAAATACTAATATTTGAATCATTAACTTAAAACTTATCAATCATGGACACAATTTTAGAAACAATCGAACACAAAGGATACACAATAAAAATATTTGTAGACCACTACGCAGAAAGCCCCCGCAAATGGGACAACCTGGGCACAATGGTTTGTCAGCATAGAAGATACCATCTAGGGGACGAAACCGAACACAGGGCCCAAGACTATAGCGGATGGCAAGACCTGAAAAAAACACTACAAAAAAATGCTGCAGTAATTTTGCCGATTTACATGTACGACCACTCGGGACAGACGGTAAGCACAAGCCCGTTTGCATGCCCTTGGGACAGCGGGCAAATCGGATATATTTACGTCGATAAACAAAAAGCCCGAGAAGCTATGCAGGTTAAAAGACTGACAAAGAAAACAATCGAACATGTAAAAAACTTATTGGAATCTGAAGTAAAAACATACGACGTTTGGATAACTGGGTCTGTTTTAGGGTACGAAATTATTGATAACCAAAACGACGAACAAGTTGACTCATGTTGGGGATACTACAGCAAAGAAAGTTTAATTGAAGACTCAAAAAACATAATCAAAAACATACAGCTAAATGAAAAAGTATAAAAAACAAATAGTGAACGTACCCGACGGCAAAACACAGCACCGGGTAGACCTGGGCCACATGGCCGTAAAACTTAGTACAAATCACATTGCACTAACGAGCGTAAAACAATACATAATAACTGAAAACTTAGGATTCAAATGGAAATTATAATAAGGATACCAGAAAAACGATATCAGGGCCCAAGCAAATCAGGCAAGTGTCACAACTTTTTAACTTCAGGTTATGGAGGCAAATATTACTCAATACCAGTTAAAGCCCTAAGCAAGCCAATAAAGCACTACCAAAAACAAATCAACACAGATCATGTAGTGCCATATATCGAAATAACTTTTCAAGACTGGGCCTTCACACTGGGAACCCTGGGCGAGTCTCTTAAAGATGCAATAAACGATTTAAAAAAATACAGGACAGAAGCCCAAGTAATTGGAATATAATATTTACTTTTTTAAACTTTTATTTGCATAAGTAAAACTAAATACATATTTTTATCTAAACTTTAAAACTTATCAATCATGGCAAAGAAAGAAATAAACAGCTACAGAAAATGGAAATTAATTATCATTTGCGAAAATGATGTTTACCAGGTAAAAGTAGATTTAGAAAAAATTTACGCCAAAACAGACCAGGAGGATGATTACGAATACATGTACGCAATACAGGAACAAATCGACAAACTATTAGACATGAAAAAAAACGAAAGGATAGCCTTTGAGTTTAATAGAAATGATAATTCAGAACCAGGATACATAATAAGAACTAAATAATAAACTAACCAGGGCCCGGCCATTGCATACCATTTGCTGGGCCCCTCTAAAACTTTTCAATCATGAAAAACTTAATCAACAAACTAAAACAATTTAACGGGGTGCAATTTGTAGCAATTAACAACTACACAAACAAACAAGGTGAAATAAGCAAAGTTTTGTTAAATGTTGGGGCCAGCATCCAGAACGCAAAACAAAAGGATATAAACACACTAAAAGGGATCAGTTACGACTACGAAACAATTGAAGAGAAAGCCAGAATCGAATTGTTAACGGCCCTTACAAAACCAACGAAACAAACCAAAAACCGGAGCCAGGGACAAAAGGACGCTTATGTACAACTTTGCACAGGTATTCGCATGCATATTGAGACTAAAACAATTTACATATACGGTCTCCAGGTGCGAAAAAATGTAGTGCAAAAGGGTGAATATAAAACCGTCAATTCTAGGCCCCTGACAATTGCCAAAAACATAATACGCAAAACATTAAAGCATACGAAATTTAGACAATACTCTTTATCTAAAATTGATACACTAACTTTCGACGGTGAAACATTAACAATAAACTAACAACGGGCCCCCGGGCCCTTTTAAAAACTTATAACATGAATTTTCTTCAGTACAAAAAACAAGTTCAGGATCTTGAATTTACAACAATTGCAGCAGCTAAAAAACAAACGGGGCTATCTTATTTGATGGGCCTAAACAGCAGCAGCAAAATAAAAAAGGGTGCCAAACTAAACTACCTTTCTGGTATACTTTATTTGGCCCCACATAAAAGTAGTGGTTTCAATACCTGTAGCATGGCAAGCAAAGGATGCATTTTAGGATGTTTAAATACTTCAGGACGTGTAAAGATGGACACCAAAAATACAATACTTAATAGCAGACTCAAAAAAACATGGCTATTCTACGCAAACCGTAAGTTTTTTAATAGTTGGCTACATGCGGAAATAAAAGCAGGACAAAGAAAAGCAGAAGCAAAAAACATGCATTACAGCGTAAGGTTAAACGGAACCAGCGATTTAGACCTAAGGTTATTTAACGTCCTGGAGACTTTTAAAGACGTTCAATTTTACGACTACACAAAAGTTTTTAACCGCTTAGAGACCTTTAAAAACGTACCTAATTATCATCTTACTTTTAGCTACAGCGAATCAAATTTTGAGCAATGGCAAGAAGCTATAAACCTAGGTTTTAATGTAGCAGTACCTTTTATGGGGAAAATTTTGCCAGAAAAATATATGGGCCTTGAAGTTTTCGACGCTGATGTTACAGACCTTAGATTTTTGGACGAACCCAAGGCCAGCATCGCGGGCTTAAGAGTAAAAAATATTAAAAGCAAAACAGCACAACAAAAAAGTATCAAATCTGGGTTTATTGTAGACCCACAAATAAATAAATAAATAACAAACTTTTAAAACTTTTCAATCATGGGAACAAGATCATTAACAACTTTTATACAAACGTATAAATCGGAGAAAACAGGACAAAGAAAAACAAACAAAATTGTCGCAATGTACAGGCAGTTCGACGGATACCCGGAAGGCCATGGGCTACAACTTTGTGAATACTTATCGGGAGGAGACCTAGTGAACGGAATCGGACTAGGAAAAAAGGAACGAATGATATTCAACGGAATGGGATGTTTGGCCGCTTCTGTAGTTAGTCACTTTAAAGACGGGCCAGGAAATATATACCTAGAAGCCCCCCGCAAAATGGACTGGGAAAATTACGAATACAAAGTAATTGGAGACTTTGATACACACGAGCTGACAGTTCATGTAGTGACACGGGGATACATGAGCAAAAAAGGTGACTATGTAAACAAAAATAAAACTTTGTTTAAAGGATCACCGCAGCAGGTAATCGAATGGATAAACAAAAAGTAAACTAACCAGGGGCCACCTGGGCCCCTTTAAAAGCAAAACAAAATGAGCAAAGTAAGAAGACACCACGGAGAATATTTAGAAAATATAGCTTTTAATAAAACTAAATTATACAACGAAAATACAGAAGCTACAAAGCAGCAAGAAGATGTAAACGTATGTAAAGATGTATTAATAGCTTATATGGGCTTAGATGAGTTTAAAAAGCTATCTAAGGATAATTTAAACATGATAATAGGAGCAATGCAAGAGCATGCACAAAACAAAAAGTAAACTAACCAGGGGCCACCTGGGCCCATAAAACTTAAGATCATGGCAAGGACAATGGAATACGCACACAAGGAACTAGGAAACGCAATTTACGACCTATCGGACGTTGAATACGAATACATGTCAGAAAGGGAAAAAGAATACGCAAGGAAACTATATAACCGTTGCAAGGAATTTCTTCTCAAGATGCAAGACGAAGGAATTGAAGAGATTGAAGAGGAGGTAATAATCTCATTAAATAAATTGAATTTAAACAAACCTCATAACCTTACATAAACTTTAAAACCATGGATAAAGAACTAATTAAATCGATAAACAGAAACAAATACGCTCATTCAATAGAGGATGACTTACAAGAAACCACGGTATATAAAATTGAAGGCAGCAAAAGCTATATACTATTCTGGAATAGCTCAAACGGTGAAGAGCCAGAATTCAGATACGCATTGCCTGAAATATTTAACCTTATTGTAGACGAAAAATACACAGGTACCGTCAGCGACGGATATAACCAAATAATGTATGTAACTAAAAAAATTGTACAACCTTAAAACTTATATAAAATGGAAGTAATATTCAGAAACAAACCGCACACGGTAAAAAAAGAAAAGTACGCAGAAACAAAAAACATTTGTCTGGTACTAACCGAAAAGGACACGAACCAACGGGCAGCTGTTGCCACCATAAACATGGCCGACAGAGTTAACCTGCAGCCTGATGAAGTAATTATAAAAGACTATTCAGAAAACCAGGGTATGCTCAAAGCTTTGATCGATGGAAAAATTATAGCAATACCAGATAGACAATTTGTGTTAAACCAATTTGGTACCTTAGCCTATATCTCAAAATGTTTAATATAAAAATCGAACCCAATGGCAAACGAAAAAGACGAATTAAGACAAACAGAACTAGTCGAACTATTAATGCTTCTCGATCAGAAACTCTCTGACCTGGAAGCGGCACCCAAGAAAACCAGTGTTATATCATTTGATATCAAAAGGTTAAACAGAATACGGGCCAAGCTAGACAAAAAACTTTTAGATATAATTTCAAATAATGAAGTAAAAATCTTAACAAAAAACTTGTCTTAATAAAAACTTTGTTTAACTTAGACAAAATATTTTTTAACTTATAAAACTTATCAATCATGAATCAATCAATACAACAAATTGAAAACCAAGGAGAATTCGTAGCAGAATTACTCGATAGGTTTCAGCTTTTCTGGAACGTAAAAAAGGAAAAGCTTTACACAGGAGAAGGAATCGAGTCGAACTATTATTCGATTAGAAGAGAAGACACGAACCAAGAGTTTTTTGCCGCAAAAGAAGGTTATGAGGTTTTTCAGAACTGGGAGCTAATAGATATGGTTTCCAAAATTGCACAGCAAAGCGACCTGTCACTAGCAAAAGGAGGATCTTTCCATGGAGGTAGAAAAGTTTACCTAAAGATTGACACAGGAAGTATAGAAGGCATAGGTAAGAACCACGACCAGATAAAAAAATATATAACTGTCCTGAATTCGCACGACGGAACCGGAAGTTTGGCCCTGGGAATGACAAACATTACAATGTCATGTAGTAATACATTTCACAGAATGTACAAAGAAATGAACACCAGGATTAGACACTCTGCAAACATGCGAGACAAGGTTGACCTTTTAATGAGAGGTGTGGACAAGATAAGAGAGCAAGAGCAGACTCTTTACGAAAAGTTTTACAGAATGGCAGCGACAAAGTGTTCAGTTAACGAGACGGTGAGAATGGTGCAAGCTATTACAGGTGTAAACATAGAAACGGATGTTAGTGATGCAAAAAAATTATACAGTCCAAACCAGATAAAGAAGGCCCAAAACCTTACCGTAAGAATCGCACAAGAGCAAGCTCAAAAAGGTGAGACATTGTGGGGATTGTTTTCTGGTGTGACTTCCTACACAACAAAAGACGTTTCGAATAGAAGGAACGACATGTGGGAAAACAAGATGACTGGATCAGCATACAAAGCAGATAACAAAGCTTTTGATATGGTTGATAAAATTACTGTTTATTAGTGATTGTTTTTAGAGTTATGGCAGTCGGAGCCTGATTACCTTCGGCTGCCTTTTTAAAGCATTTTAAACGATTTATACCTCAACACCAATGGGACATACCAAATACATTAAAGAAGCTCTTTATGAGGAGCTAAAAAAAGAACTTAACCTAATTGAAATAGCCTGCAAAACAATTGAAAAGTCATGGCTAGAAGCTGATATTAAAAACTTTTTTGTGACAAAAACAATTATTAGGGACAATCTGGAAAGCCATGCATACAATGCCGAGATCGTTATATACTCCGTTATAAATAATTGCGAAGTAGTTATCGCAAATCAAAAGTTTGGTATATTTAAATCAGACTGCACGGTGAAAAACGTAAAAGCTGTTGTAAGACATAATTGCCGAAAACTAATGTTGCGGTTTTTAATTTACGGAATATCTGCAGCTAGAAAAAATGCTATTACCAAGACCAGGAGCGATGGTAACAGCAAAATGAATACGCATATTAGAACACAACCCTTAACGCCAATAGAAGCATATGGATACGAACCCTGGGACATCTAAGCCGAGCGTAGAAAGTGACTACAGGTGGGTTTTAAAAAACATCACCAGCGGAAATGTATGTCACTTACAAGCTAACAGAAAACTTATTGAGTTATTTCTGCAGAAACACGGATACAAAGCAATTGATCACTACCTAGAACTAAAAACACAACTATGTCTAATTACACTATAGATGAGGACGGAACAAAAAACATACGGACTACAAAAATTATTATATCGCCAATTATAGGATTAGGCATAACCAGAGACAGTGAAGAAGGATTGCAGAATGCTGAAATACATGTGACCTATTATGTCCTGCCTTTTTTATTGATTAAGGACTACAGGATTAGGATATATCCAAGTAACCAGTAGGTCTAAAAATAATACGAACCCGAAGGGAAAAACTTAAACTCGTTATGCACATGCATTGCACATGCATTGCGTATGTAATGCAAAGAAGATAAAAGTAAATGAAAGTAAAAGATAAGATAAAAGCTTTGATATTTTCAATATCGTATAGATCTAGGTCTAGGATAAATGACTATGAAATGAGCAAGATTATAATAAAATCTGTGTCAATAGCTACAGGAATAAACCCTGAACTACTTCATAAGAAAACAAGAAAAAGTGAAATAGTTCTAGCTAGGCACTGTGTATTCTATCACATAAGAAACAGAACCAAGTTAAGCCTGGCAAAAATAGGAAGGATATACGACAAGGATCATGCTACAGTTCTTAACAGTTGCAGAGTATATAACAATATGTTTGAAACCAATAGAATGCATAAGGAATTTATGACAAACGTAAGACATATAGACCTGCATGAGAGAATAGTAGACATAATAGAAAACTACATTGGTAATAATGATTACCCGGATGGTGAAGGGAAGTTTCCTGAAACAATATCAAATTGGGATAAATTCAAAACCAAGTATAATGAAGCTGAATATATTAAAAAGAAAAATCAGAACACAATGAAAAAACCAATTGTAGATTGGCAAATCAAAAAAGAACCAAGAGATAATTTCTCTAGGTTTGTAGGTCTCAAAACCCTTTCAAGGGAAGAGCAGAGGCAGGTAAGAAACATAGTAGCATTTCCATTTTTCATGGCTTTAGCTGCTATTATTTATTCATCAATTAATTTAATGTTATCATGAGAGAGCTTTTAAAAGATGTCCTTATTGAGAAAGGAAGGAGTCAGGTTTGGATAATGCAACAGCTGGCCACGAAAGGTATAGAGAGAAGTACATCGACACTATCTCAGTACTGTAACGGATACAAAAAACCAAGAGACAGATATGTTTTATTGGTGCTTGCCGAACTTTTAGAGTGCGGTATAGAAAGAATTGAAAATTGTTTTATCAACGCTAAATCAGAGTAATTATGGAGCAAAATAGCTTACAAATCGTACCAGAAGGGTATGTAATTGACAGAGAAACAAACACATGTTACCCAAAGGGAACAGGTTTTGGAGGAAAACACACGGTGTTGCCTAGAGAATACCGTGAACTTCTTTCACAGCCAATACCGCCTGGCATGATTAGTACTCACCCAACTAAGAAGTACTTGTCTGTTATCAAAGCAATTGCGGTTGTGGAAAGAATGAATGATGTTTTTGGAATTGCTGGATGGGATCTGGAACATGAGATTGTTAAGGAGACCGTAAATGTTATCGAGCAAACCCAATGGGATAATGCCAAAAGGCAGAAAGTGGTAATCGGTAAAAAAGAAACGCCATACATCTTAATGAAGGGAAGAATGTATATCAAAAAGTTTGATTTATACACGCCTTACCAATATGGTGGTCACGAGACCGACGGTACAGGAACCGAACCTGCGGATGGCTTTAAGTCGGCAGCTACTGATATACAATCTAAATGTGGGTCGTATCTTGAAATAGGTATTCAAGTATTTAAAGGTCAACCGACATCCAATGTTGCTAATGTATCAAAGCAGGATACTCAAGAAGCAATGGATCAGGGTGTAAAAAACTTGACAGCTAAGTCAGAATCCGTTTCTAAAACTGATGGAAGTAATGCCACTAAGCAAGAGGTAGATGCTGCGAAAAAAAGATCTGAAGCTGCGAAAAAAGCTGCTGCTACAAGAAAGAAAAACAAAGAAGCAAAAGATGTTGAGTCAAATGAAAACATTGAAGATGCTAATGTCGTAGTTGATGAAAGATCGGA